GAATATTGATTTGATGTTATTATCCTCGCAAATCTTCAAGGCCTCATTCCAGTTCTTTTCAAACTCAATGACATTGTCCTTGGAGATGTGCAAGTCGTTCATCAATAAAGCCATTGGATTCATTGTCTTTGATTGTATTTAGGTGAAAAAATAATGGGGAGGTGAAGCGCACGTACACGCACACCTCCCCACGGCATTTAACAATATATTAAGACAATGAACTAACTTCTTCTACGACGGCGACGGACAGGCTGCTCATCCTCGGGCTTCTCGGACTTGTCCTTATTATCCTCAGCGTCATCTGATGACTCATCGGTGTCGTCATCGTCGATTGACGGACGGCTACGGCGACGCTTTACGGGTGCAGTCTCTTCTTCCTCCTCCTCATCATTGGGCTTCTTATCAACCACATCGTTGTCCTCAGCGTCCTCGCTATCACCCTCCTTCTTGGTGGACGGTTTGCGAGACGCATCCTCCATTGCCTCCTCGATTTCCTCAAGGAGCTGCTTGTTGTTCTTGGTTCTGGAGAGTCGAACGTCAAGGTCGTGATCCTCGGCAAACTGGCGAATCTTCTCACGAAGTTCCTTGTATTCGTCAGACTTCTCAGAAAGGCCTGCCTCAACAATCTGGTCATACTCGTTCCAGAGTGAATCAACAGTAACCTCGGCAGACTTGTTGTGCTTCTCGGAGCCAGCATTGGCAATGTCAAAGTGAGAAGTGTCATCAGCGGGTATCTCGCCCTTCAACTTCTCAACCGCCTCAATAAAGTCGGGCTCCTTGCACACCTCAAGGTCATGGAGCTCGTCGTACTGCTGGAGGAACACGACCTCAGCCTCAAGCTGATAGCGTGTGAAACGGAAAATCATTTCGGGAATACGGGGGAGCTCCAAGAGCTTCGTCACCTCATCCTCAGTGATATCAACACACTTGCGGCCGATCTCGATAGTGTATTCGGTCTTCTTGTCGGTCTTGCGGATAACCTTGACAGGGTAAGCGTCCGTGAACCATGAAATAGGACAAGTGTTCTGGTCGCCATCAGAACGAAGCTCAGACCAAAGTCGCATCTTGGCCTCGTCGATAGACTTGTACTGCGGGTGAGAGCACTGCCAGAGCTGCGGGCCCTTTGCACGGGTCTTGTCAGTACTGAGGTCGATAACGTACATAGCATGCTGATACGACCAACGCAAACCACCACTGAAAGAATTGGCAGTGATAGCATCAAGAAGCTCCTTGTCGTCAGCATAAAGCTCCTTTGCAATACGGACGTAGGTATCAATAAGGTCAACCGACTTGTCAATACCCTTGTCAGTAGCACGCACAACTGGGATGTTGATCTTGGACGACTTCTTACCCTTCTTGGCGGGCAGGGAGATTCCAAGGAACAACTGGTGGATCGGGTATTCATAACCCTTGCGGTCAAGCGGTAGCGGATTGCCCTCGGAATCAAGAGAAGGTGCTAACGGGAGAACTCGGATTGGATATTCACCATCCTCTCCAATGCGGAAACGATCCACATTCGGCTTACCTGCTTCCTGCTTTGCTTTTTCTTCTGCCTCAGCATAAGTCATCTGAGACTGCGCGAAAAGATTAAACGCGCTCTTCTTTACTTCTTCGCTCATTGTCTTTATTTTTAAGCGAAGAGATAACACTGTTCCAGTCAATATCCTGTGTCAGATATGCCTGGCTATAAAGTTCCCGATTCTCTGGTTTAGCCAAAGTTTCATTTCTGGGAACCTCAATACCCCAATTCTCAGAGGCATATTCAACAACCCTCTCAATAAAGTTGTTGACATCAATTGATTTTTCTGATTTCAGCTCACGGTATTTAAACCGCTCGCCATTGACGGTACAAGGATGAGTTGGCGCGAACTTGCCCTCAAAATACTTGTATAACGCCGTAGTACTCGGATGATCTGGAAGTTTGTCAGACAAATACTTCAGAACAACACTAAATAGGTAGGTGAGGTACGGGAGATTTCGGTTCTTCTTCTCGTCCACCACCACAAACAAATATTCCTTATTGTCAGACAACTTATCAAGCGTCTGATGAAGTTCATCGCCGATTATGCGGCCATTGAACTTTCGGAACTTCCCCTTTTTAATCATACAACATCAGCATAACTTTATCTTTTTGGTCTTACTTATCTGTTTCGCTTGCAAAGGTACGGTAAAAAAACAATATGGGCAAATTATTTTTGCTATTTGTCACCTTAAAATAGCTTAAAATTGGCTATATGACTGATGTATAGGTATTTAAGTTGTTTTTATTGTGTACACTTTTGGTATTGCGTTAAATATGTACACTATATACCTATTTATATTTTAAAATATATTGTTAAAAGAAGTTATTTTAGCAAGAAAAACTTGCTCGAAACAAAAAAGTATTGTACCTTTGCAGTGCAATGTTGATGTCGGCAGCAGCGCGAGTGAAAATTTATCGTTCGGCATGTCCGAGCATCAACATAAATTTGAACCGCAAGCAATACCGACAGTTGCTTGCGGTTTTTTGCATTTGTACCTTAACAATGCACGTCGGCCATACACCTTTGTAGGTTTAATAGGAATGGCGACGTTAAACATCTTTGAGTTACTTGCCGTGCAGAGAGACCTGATGATACAAAGAATGGACATACCTTCCTGGCAGTTACGAAAAAGAGTAAATCAACAAAATCGGCATTGGGATGCCAAGTCCAGGGTGAAAATCCCCGACAAAAGAATGTCGAAAACAATGTCGCATCTGAAAGATGATGTAAAACCCCGATACGCTGCGTGCAGTAGTTGCCGTCAGACTTTCCACTGGGTGTAGCAACGACGGAACGAATAAAACGAATTGTGAACCACGAGGGATTTGACACCTGTGGCAGGGTGAGACTCAAAAGAAGTAGGGAAGGACAATAAGTGGATTGTCGTTATGCTGGCGGGAACCACGTTAGACGCTGGGGCTTAGCGATGAAAGGAACCAGGGGCGCACCAGCCAAACTGAGTGGGCAGACCAAGGTTCAGCTACCGACATTGGAGTGTCAGAGGAGCTGTAATTGGCCTTACGGAACAGGGTGCAGTCGCAATGCAAAATGGCGAAAAGTCCGTAGATGAGGTACGCATTTACCGAATGGGGTGCAAGATTAAATGACTCTTGCTCCAATATCCGAAGCTGATCTCTATACAGAATGGGGTTGTGAAGAATCAACCTATCTCCTCTTTGAAGCATTCATAGAGCATTCTGGTGAAGAAAGATTAAGCCGAGTTGGCCTTAGACGGGTAAGACCGTCTATAGGCTTACTGTGGACTTTCTCGCATCCTTCTACCAGAATTTATATGAATGTTTTATAAAAGGGGACAAAACATCTTCTTCAGAATTGATGAAAGCAGTATTATAAAAATCGTTTCAAAAGTGATGAAATATCTCTTGTACACAAACGGAAGTTGCGATAATTATTCAATTCGCAAAGAAGGAAGCTATGCTTATGTTATTCTTGATTACAAGAAAAACGTTGTTAAGTCCTTTTCAAAGGGTGTGCTCAAAACAACCAGCAGTATTATGGAGCTCACTGCCATCATCGAGGGGTGTAAGGCCATCCCAGACGACAAATCTGAAGTGGTTATTTATTCAAATTCTCAGTACGCTTTGAATGTTTTGTCTGGTAAGTGGCAAGCTCATGTGAATCGGTCGCTTATTAACGACCATGATGTAAACAAAAAGCGTTTACGCCTCAAGTACAATTGGATCAAGGCTAAATGTGGCAATAAGTTCAATGATGCTGCTTCTCTGCTTGCAGAAACAGAGCTTGATAATATGCGGATGAAGCATGGCATTGATGTACCTTCCAGTCATTTGGCATACAGATCAACTTATCCCAAAAGAAAGAAGTACTAATTTTAGGGATTTTTGCAGCTCAATGATTGAATAAACATTAAGCGGCAGGTAAGCAAGTAAACTTTCCTGCCGCTTTGTTGGTTCTATTGATGAGGCGATTTGGCGCACGCCTATTCTATATTCAGCCTTCTCTTGATCGCCGCTATCTCAGCTTCAAGGTTGAACTGTACTTTATTTGGTGTTTTACACTTGTACCTTCTGTAATCCGCAAGCACCTTTCTAAACTCAACAGACTGAAAAGCTGGGTTGTCACTATGGTAGGCAAACTCCTCAATGAGGTCAGCACTCACACTGAACCCCTCCTTTTTCGTTTTTTGAATAAGCTCATACTCCACAGGGCAGTTCTTCATGAGAAAATCGCCCAGTGGAGTATGGTTAAACGTAGTACGCTTAATTCTGTTTCTTTTTACGTTGGCGCGGGGTTTTCTTGGTCTCCCCCTCTTCCGCTTCTTGGTTATCGACTTCGGGTAAAACCTCTGCTCCAGGCATTCGTCTATCGTCTCTTGTCTGATTCTTAGCATTGTTTACATCCCCATTTTTGAATTTTTCGGCCATGACATAGTCATTACCATAATTGTGAATTTTCATATTGTTGTACTTTGGTTTATTTTACCTTGATGATGTATGCCAGCGCATAGAATGGCGGCCTGTTCTCATGTGCGCCACCACCGCCATAAGACGCTGACGGGTGTGTCTTGTACATTATTGCGTCATTGTTGAAATCGTAGTTTCCTGAGCCAAGAAACATTCCCCCAATGTTCTTGTGGCTTCCATATAATTTGCCCTGTTCCTCGCCGTATTTGACGACAATGTCTTCGCCCTGTATATTGTAGTAGTCGTCCACGTTATGCGCGTGTGGCGGCATTTCTGAGGCCGATAGGGTATGTCTTTCCTCACCTCCAGCATTTCCAATTGTACCGTACTGCTGCGATGATGGGTCGTAGCCAGTAATGAACCGCTGGCGCAAGTCTGGGAGCCTGAATGAGCCATTAGACGGTGACGGCCATTTTTTGCCCGATGGCATCACGGCATTGTTGAATGCGTCGCCAAGGACATTGTACAGGTCTTTGTATGACTTGATGTCAAGCTCCTGGCCATTGCAAAGCATATAGTTCTGAGGTATTTTTTCAACCTTTCCAGCCCACATTTGGACAACGCCGAGAGGCGTCACCTTGTCCTCAATGTCGATTCCGCCGATATATAGCTTTTTGGCTTTGAGACTTTCTTTTATGGTTACGTTCTCATAAGTAACCACACCGCTTCCACTCAGTGCCGAGAAGGTGAGCACGGGTTTCCCAAGGCACGAAATTGACACCTCTCCATCATTGCTGAAGCCAAGCTCGTAGTCGCCATTGCCGATAACCACTTTGTTGCCATTCCGCTTAATGCACATAGAAGCGTTGTCAAATTGTACGCCTTGCGGTGCAAGAAGCTGCTTCATTGCAATGAGAGTCTGTTGGACGGTCAAGTTGTTGATCGACTGCGCACCCGCTTTTTTGCATACGGTGTAAAAGTTGAAAAATGCCGTAGCCAAATTTGGAAACGACTTGGATGACGCGTCATACGTTATATGCGGTCCGCTGACTGGACTTTCGTTGACCACCTCAGCATAATACTCAATGTACTGTGGACTGACGGTCTTGTCGGCATATGGGATTTGGTCTCCGTTCCTTTGTTTAGAAACAATGTGAAGATTTGAGGCTTTGAGACCACTTGTCGCACTTACTTTCCTGACCTTCCCGTCTATATACACATATCCGTCCGTCACAGATACGGTACCACCAACAGTAACTGCGCATCCAGAAATCACGAAGTTCTCGCCACACTCACGGAACACCTCCTGCATGGCAAGTGCCAGTTCCTGGAGATTCTTGAAGTCCGTGTTGTATGCGTGTCTTCCTCCCGTTGTTGATTGGTATTCTTTCATATTACTGTTTTGAAATTACTATGTTGTACTTGATGTCGTACACCAAATATGGCTCGACACATTGTTTTATTTTCTTGATATATTGTTCGTCACTTATTTTTTCATTGTGTGGCGGAGCTATGATCACTATCTCATTTTCTTCGGATTCAATCTCCTCTTTGTCACGGATGACAATGGTGTCCACCGTGTCGCAAGAGTGGTCGTTCGGATCCTCGGGCATATATATGTTCTTGATTTCCGGGTAATCAAGTTGTTCCGCATTGTCCTCGTAGAGTGTTGTGTAACCCTCTATGGCATAAGTGTCAAACACAAACCCACCACCAGAACCTTTGATGTATTTCCCAAGCCTGTTTTCCAAGGACCATTTGAGAACAATCACCTGTGATGTTGTAGCTGCGTTGATTATAGTTTCTCTTACCCACTTGACGAACGCATTATTCACGCTGTCAAGTGGGGAACAGATGGCAGCAAGGAGCTGCGTGAGTTTGCTCCCACGCAAAAAGAACGGCGTAATCCTGCCGACCAGCGTCTTGCTGCTTACTTTGTATCGTTCAACGTTTATTGCCATTATTCTTGTGAGTTAGGCTTGAATATCAAATGATCATTGTCTGCAACAAGAGTTGACTTTTTACCGTCAATTTCGTTGACAAACGTAAGGTAGCCACTGTTTGGGGTTCTTCGCTCAATCACATTAGTCGGTTCTTTGTACCTTTTTGTCACTTCGTCATATTCAGCCAGTGTTACTTTGGCATACTCACCACTCCCGCCACCAGGGCCGGAAACGGACACGATATGCTCTGCCCCTTGAATTGCGTCTATTACGGACTGGTAGTACACCATTCCATTGAAATCAAGCTGGCTAATATACCGAACAAGAGCCTCCTTGACGTTTTGCAGTGCCTGTTCAGCATTGATGTACAAGTCATCGTAAATGATTGTGGCATTGATGGATAGAATATCGCCATAAGTTGACCTGCAATAGATTTTTGAGCCGACAAATTTAATCTCGTCAATATAGTTCTTGAATGCTGTTAGCTCATTTGCCGTCAGTCTTGTATATACACCGTCACCACTGTAACCAACGTTATCATTGGCCTTGCACACCTTTAGCACAAGCCCTACGTCTTTGTAGTCCTGGTATGCAGCCTTTGCTATGATTCTGTGTGACTCATCATACTCCTTGAACTTGATTTTGAAAGTCTCGTCGTCAAACACAAGCTCATCCATTGACTCAGTATCATAGTTATACTGGAAGTACTTTGCCATCTTGGCGTAATACATAGGGGTGCCTGATGCGCTCTCAGAGATCAATTTCGCCACTTGTAACTGGAACAAGTCAAGCAAAACCTCATAGCTATGAATAAGAACGGCCATCACATAGGTCATGACATTGATAACTGACAGCTTGTTCTCAGATCTTCCGCTGTTAAGTGGTGAAATCTGAAGGTAGTCATTGCGTGTGGCGACTGCCTCTGAGTATATTTGACTAATGCTTCTGCTCATGATTGGTTATGAATAATTTGTTCAACGTAGTTTCGTCAGCGTATGGTGTTTTGAAAACCGTAACATGAATATCTGACAGTGCATAGTAAACGCCACCCAGTTTCATGAAATCAAGGTGGGTAAAATCGTTATGACCATAAATGGTAATCTCATGCTCTCCAAAATCCTCATAGGTGTGAGACACCTCGGTGATTTTCTTTGTGTAATGCACAAAGTCGAGATCAGTTCCATCTCCCCAGTCTATTGCAACAAACCTGTTTGCTGGCACTTGCATTCGAATGCTGGATGAGTTCCCAGCTTGCGCTATCTTTATTTTTGGCAAAGACACATGGTCATAGTATGCGTCACGTTCCTCCTTTTTTGATGGAACGACTATCATTCCTTGCGCATACCATTTGTCAAGAAATTGAGCTTGTTGGCTTTTGCCAAACGTGTCAATGTCAATATCAAAATTGTCCTTGACCCCAATTGTCCATTCGTCTTTTAGGGACTCTTCTGTAACCTGTGCCTCTGAATTTTGTTCAGTTGCTGGTGTTTCATCATCAGATACGCCAATAACCTCACTGTCAAGCCAAAGATTTGGTGGAGCTATCATATCGCCCGTCTCATCAGTAATTGAGGTGTTGAATTTCTGAGAGTTTGTTTTTGCTACCCACTCAATTATTTGCTCCCTCACATTGGTGGACAGTATCTTGTAATTGCCGTTTCTAACGGTAACTTTGTTGTTTTTTAACCAGTTGACAATATTTTGGTTCAGCTCAAACCCGCTATGGTAAAAAACTTTTGTGTTTTTTGTCAAAACAGTATCGAAGGATATGTTTTCGTTGCTGAGAAGCAAGTCAAACACACCCTCCACAGAGCCATATATTTCAAGTGCTATATCATATATGTTCTGTTCAGATTTTGTGATATATTTATTCACCATCTTTTTTATAGAACTGGCTAATGAATGCAATGGCCGCTGGAATACCAATGAGGTACGGGTAAATCTTATTGAACCACTCTGGAATGTTGCTTTGTGCCGAAAGAAGGGCAGTCATTACGGCAAGTGCGCAACCAGATATGCACGCTGCTATATTTCTGACAACCTTTGCGATTTTAGGCGTGTCAGCTATAAAATTGGTCCATAGCTTATTGATAATTCTCATTGCTTTTTTATTATTAATAGTATTTTGACATAACGTACACTCACTTATGCCACGCTTTATACTAAGGAAGAGTTTTATTTCGTGTTTTAGCTACAAAAATCCATCACCCCATCGAGCCACGCTGCTGCGCCGTGCTTGCGCACCCTTCGCCTCATCTGCTCGACGGGTTTATATTGTTTCTTGAGTGCGAATGCCTCATAGTGCCCTCGGACGTACAAGTACCGAAACCAGCCTTTGTCGATCTTCTTCACGGCTTTCCGGCGCACGCCGTAGGAGTTGTGGTGGCGCATCATCCCGAAGAAAGAGTTGAGCGACTGCACGAAGTGCTCGGCGTTCTCCTTGCCCTTGCCGTCTTCCAGTAGTCGGTTATACTTGTGTATCGTGTCTATCAGGTGCGCCCGCGTCCTGTTGCTGATGTACGTCCTGCCAGGAAGTATCATCGCCCCCACAAACAACACGCCCTTCGTGTAGTGCTGGAAGTACTTCTTCATCGGGTGAAGTTGTATCAGCAGCTTCTCCCGCAGGAAAGCGTCTATCTTCTTGTCGGCGGACGCCAGCAATTTGCGGTCCCGCGACATGACAACAAAGTCGTCAACAAACCTTGTGTAGTGCTTGAAGCCAAGAATGTGCATCACGAACCAGTCCATCACTGAGGCGTAGAAGTTGGCTTCCAGCTGCGAGGTAAGGCGACCGATTTGCAGGCTCTTCCCTTTTGGCGCAAAGAAAGAGCTCTTGTTCTTCGGCAGTGCCTCCCACAGCTCGGGTGCCGACAACTTGCGGCAATTGTTGATAGGATTGTCGTACAGGGTAATCCTCGCAAGGTAGATGAGGCATTCCAAGTCGTCGCCTTGATAGTTGGCTCTGATGAACGGCTCCAGCAGCGACCACAAGATGTCTCGGTCTATGCTCATGAAGAAAGACTTGATGTCTCCCTTGTATATCCAGCAGTCCTTGGTATAGCCTTCGGACACGTCAAGCATCATCTGCTTCACGCGTTTCTGAGCCACAAACTGCCCATAGCCTTTACGGCAGTTCATCGACACATTGCCCATCTGTTCAAACATGGATTCAAACAATGGGTTGATGCGCAGGCAGATGTAGTGATGGACCACTCGGTCAACGAAGGCTGCGGCAAAGACCTCACGGAGCACGGGGTATTCGACGATGAACACCGTGGCCTTCGATGGCTTGTATCGCCCGTGTATGATGCTCTGCCACAACTCCACGAGGCTTTCCTCCTTGTGAAGGTGGAACCGCTGGTAGCTGTTGGTACTTTTCTTGCTGGTCTCGCAATCATAGTAAGCGAGCACTATCGGACCGAAGGGTATGTGATAGATTATCTGTTCATTTGCTGCACAAGCCACACAAGGCCGCACCTTGTTGGCGTTGGTCTTGTTGTTGCCGTTGTTGACGTTGCCGCTACCGCCGTTCACGTACCAGACATAGTTCGACGAATACTCGGTAACACTCTCCGCTGCCTTGTTCTTTACCATGCTGAAATCAACCACGGCGGGCAGGCTCGGCATGGTGGGAGAGCCAAATAAATCTAATAATTCCTCACTCGTGACACGGGCTTGCGCGTCACGACTCTGGGTATGCTGCACCTTGCTATCTTCCATATCCATTCGTTGTTTTGGCCGATGCTCTATACCAGCCCTGTGCCTGCCGCGCAATGCTCGTCAGGTCAAGCATCAGTTTGGGCATCTCCTTTTCCCTGGACAATAAGTGCAGGTCATCACATAGCCCGACATACATCATATACACATCCAATTCCTCCAACAACTCGGCAAGATACTCTGCTCTTCTCTGCTTATTCGAGTTGGCGCGTCTTATGAGCGTGAGACTGCGCACGAGTGTGCGAAACATTTGGTTCGCAAACTCATACTTGTAGTCTTTCGGAAATCGTACTTTCCGCTTTTGGAGCCACAATAGCTGCACACGAATATCTTTGTAAATTTTCAGTTCTTTACTTAACATATATCGTATTTTGAAAATGAATGGTGTAAAACATATATCATCCGATAGTGCCGCCTTCCGCTATTGTTCTTTGAGACCAAATGCCTTACGGCATTTTTCAAGTCGGCGGGCGTTGCCCGCCGAAAGAGAAAAGGTCTCAAAGAGACAAAGAGGCAAAGGGACAAAGAGACTAATTTGCTGCACAAGCCACACAAGGCCGCACCTTGTTGGCGATGGTCTTGTTGTAGCCGAAGTTGACGCCGCCGCTACCGCCGTGCACGTACCAGACATAGTTCGACGAATACTCGGTGCTTGACCAGTACCAGCCCGTTGAGAATGCTGAGCCGCTTACAAGCTGCAACATCTTGTCGATTTCGTTGCGATACCTGATCATCAGCAGCATCTGTGCAATGCTTGGCAAGTAGTACTTGCCCGCTGCGGGATCGTCTGATGAGAGTGAATAAGCACGTACGCGTTCAGCGGCTGGGTGTCTTCGGTTGTTGGCCTTGGCGTAGGCCACGATCTTGTCCGTGTTGCCCTCGCCGTCGTAGTCGTCAAAAATGCTTCCGTCGTTGGGGTTGCCGTAGTTCTTCAGTTCGTCGATGTCCCAACCCATTTGCTCGGCCCAGGCGTGATCCGTACCGCCACTGTCGTTGGGCATGTCCTCCTTGCCGACGATCCACTGCTTGCCGTAGGCACGGATGCGGATGCCTATGGTCAGATAGGAGTAGCGGGTATTGGAGGAGAGGTCGTTCCACTCTTGCTCCGTGAAGAACGTCAGTTTCTTCGTGACCTTGTGATACGCCGCCACGCAAAGGTCAAGCAAGCCGCAGGCCCACTTCATGGCGTTGGCGATGTCGGTTCCCGTGGCCGTGTTGATGTCGAGCTCGATGCCCGCCTGTTTCAGTGCGGCAATCTGCTTCTCTTTGTTAATTCTCAGCAAAATGGCTGATTTCTCTGCTTCTGTCATGATCTTCTTTTTTTATGATTACTTATTGGATATTGCCACAACAATGAAATTTTCAGACTTGTTACTATACCATGTCTCTCCACACAGTGTGTGGACACGCCAAAGCTGTTTTTCCGAATACGACTGGCAGGTGTGAATGTATCCCCAGTTGAAGGTGATGCCCCATAGGGCCGTCAGAATGTTCTGCAAGGCAGTGTGGTAGCGGTAGATTTCGTGCGCCTGGTTGATGGTGGGCAGGTTCCACACACTGTTGTCGTCCTGCTCGTCGCCGCCCTCCTTCAAGAATGCCTTGTACTCTCTCACTGTTCTTGCGGCAGGAGCCTCGTAGCCTTCTGCCTGATGGGCGGTGAGGATGGCGGTGGTCAGCTCCTCTGCGTCATAGTCCGCATACACCTTTGGCGCCTCAGTTTGCTGCGTCTTCGTCACCGTCAGCGAGGTGTTGCCCCATGTCGTGCTGGCAAATTTGTTTGCCGCCATCACGAACGACTGGTGGCGTGACCGAATGCGGATGCCTCGGACAAGGAATTTTCCCTGCTCCACGGCGGAGAGCTGAGACCATTCGTTGGTCACGGCTGAGGTGATGCCAGCAGCGGGCGTGTTGATGGTTGATGCGTCAAGAATTTTAAAGTAAAACTCTTGGTTGTCCGTCTTGCGGTTCGCGGCCAGGTCAATGCTCAGCAGTCCGCTTCCCCATTGGATATACTCTGGGAAGAGGGTTGCCCGCATCGATACGCTGAGGTCTTTGAATCCTGCGTCGCGCAGAGACTGTACCTGCGCTTCTTTCACGTCGCGCAGTTTCTGCGCCACTTGTGCGTTTGATGCCATTTTTCCTTTTATTTTTTGGTTTATTATGTGCCACCCCAGGTATTACCCCAGGGTGGCGTTGATTATGCGGTTTTCGAGAGATACACAAGGTTCCACTGGCCGTACTTCTTCACGATGTCCTCTGCCGTCATGTCGATGAAGGTGGAGATGTCAGCGTCGTTGTAGCCGTCGGTACCACTGGTGCCAAGCTCGCGGGCGGCATACTCGTCGTAGGTCTCGCCGTTGTAGTACATGTACCAATCATTAATAGTGTCCTCCGTTGGATTAGCACCGCCGATGGCTGCATACTCGCCGCCGAGATACCACGAAATGTTGTGGATATAGGCGAGGATACCCGTGAACAGTGTCAGCTCGTCGATGCCTTTCTCGATGGCGGTCATCTCCGTCTCTTCCAGGATGGCGGTGAGGTTGTACGTGCCGCTGATGACGGGCTTGTCCTGTGTGTTTCCACTCACGTCGATACCGCCCACGTCAGCCCGAACGAGGCTGATGAGCTCCTGACCGTCGCCCTCCAGCTTCTGGTCGGCCACACGCAGGTTCCACGCAGCCTTCCTCGTGGCCAGCACGTCGGCGATGATCCGTGGCACGTTGAAGTTTGGCGTGTTCTCGATCCTCACGCGCGTCACGTCCTTCATCGAGGGGATGCGGAAGCCCGCAGAGGCATTGAGCCCGGTATATGCCAAGTTCGGGATGCTCACGAAGTCCAGCGTCGTCAGTGTCGATGGCACGGACAAGGTGTCAATGCGCGAAGACTGGGCAAGGGTGATCGTGCGCAGCTCGCTGCCGTCGGCCTCCACTGCCGTCAGTCGGGGGCATCCCGATGCGTTCAGTGTCTGAATCTTCGTGTTTCTGATGTCTATCTCTTCCAAGAATGGCATCTGTCCAAGATTCAGTGTGGAGAGAATGTCGTCCGTATAGGATGGCTCGTAGCCTTCGCCGCCGATGATGAGTCGCCGAAGCAGTGTACAGTCGCCGATCATCCAGTTACTGTTCTTGGGCGTACAACCGCTGAGGTCGAGCGTGCCAATTTTGTCAGCACCAAAGATGTAGATGAGCTTGCCGCCCACGCCAGTAGCCGCCTCCGTGAAAGTATGGCTCTCGCCAGCTTTCAGATAGCAGGAGTATTTGGCATTGCTGGTACTATCCACGCCCATGCCGAAGTAGCCATCCTGCGCTGCCGTGATACGCACCGTGATACGGCCCATCATACGCGCCTGGAAGAAATGCTTGAACAAGTCTCCAGTCTGATAGTAGCCGTCGCGGTAGGCGAAACGCTTGCGCTGGAAAGCGGGAAGACTGTCGAGGCGGAGTCCGTGAAGGGCAGGGAAATGGTTATCAGCCGCCGTGGCCGTCTCCACATACTTGCGCTGGCCGTCGAAGCTGCTCACCACCTTCGGCCATTTCAGAATGCGGTTCGTCATCCAGTAGCGGTAGCTTCCCGACGCACTGAATATCTCAAGGCCCGTCCGTGTCTTGGAGGAGCGCATGGCTGCTGCCGTGTCGTGGAGGGTGAGCTGGGTTCCAGTGCTGTCTATCCATACGCCCTCTCCCTTGTTGAACAGGGCAAACGACTGCTGGAACATCACGCCGTCCCAACCCTGGTACAGGTGACTGTTGCTGCCGTCCATGTCCCATGGGATGGTGAGGTAGCAGTCGTTGTCCGCCTCGTCCACACTATCGCCGTCGTAACAGTGGTTGAAGTAGAAACGCATCGTTCCGTCAGTCTCCAAATAGACGGTGATCATCATGTTCTTGGCGCGCTGGTCCACCGTGGCCTTGTAGTCGGTTGCAACGGTGTAGAGGTTCGTGGAATACGGATTGAAAATCGTGTGCATCTCCCGTTGCCATTTCAGCAAGCGGTTGGCCTTGGTTCCTGCTACGGTCTTGCCTTCGAGCGTGATGGTCGTACTTGCGCCAGCACCGTTGAATACCTTCTCGCTGCCATCGGGGTTCTTGGCCGCATTCTCCTCGGCATTGTCCGTGAGGTTCTGGTTGCACTGCTGGCAGAACGAAAGCTCCCTATACAATTGATACGGGACTTTCTTGCCCGAAGCATACAGGGCGTTCAAGTCATCGTCATCGGGGTAGCGCATTTCGTAGTACGTTGTCCATACGGGCACCTCGCCGTCGTCCGTGCGAAGCGGCTTCATCAGGTCGTCAACACTGTTCACGCCCTGCTGCCAGCAGAACTCCTGATACTGCCTGTACTCGTAGCACTCCACGGGATTCAGCACCCTGCCAGTGATCACCCACTTGCCCGTGCCTTTGTCGTAGGTCATGCTGCCAGTCGTGTCCTTCCATGCGCCGCCAGTGTACTTGTAGTACTTACCGTCACTGCTGCGGTACACTGAGGCCCAGTCGTAGTTCTTCACGTTGTCGGAAGCTATCTCGGCACCAGTCTTTTCCACCGCCTTGAAGTCGGCCACGGCATCGGTCTCGGTCATCTGTCCCGTGCCGTCGTTCTCGATGAAGCGGGTCTTCGGGCCGCAATACTCGCTGATCATGTAGAGCGTGCCGGGCACGAGCTGGGATGTGTCCGCAAGCACGGCCCTCTTGTGTGCGTCAATATCCGTACCCTTCGGAGTCACGATTTCCTTGAAGTCACCGTAGTTCACGCAGCCCTTGTTATATCCCGCCACGTCCTCGAATCCAAAGAAGTGAGGGTTGCCCTTGTCCACGTTGAAGTTGGCCTTGCTGTGGAAGTAGGCGTTCTCGGGGAGCGTGGCCGCCTCCGCACCCTTTTCCTGGCCGATACGGTAGTCGGTACGGAACATGGCGCAGGTGATACCGTCAATGCTGGTATGAAGCTCCTCGTTCTTGTCCGTGTTGAAAACCTGGGCGGGGGTCATGTAGTTCTTGCCAAGGGCAATCTGCACGTCGTTCATCTGCTCCATCAGCGCGCAGTTGTTTGCGCCGGCACTGTCGGAGTAGTCCACCTTGATGGTGATGGTCTGAACGGGCGTGCTGCCCTCTCTGACGCGGATCTTCTTCTTGGCGGCAAGTGCTGCGGCGTCATCGTACATGGCGAGGATGGTCTCGTCGCCATTGTACATCTTGCTGATTTCCTCGCGGGTGTAGAGCATGACGACGCGCTTGGCCTTCTTGATCTTGCCCTTCTTGTTCTTGATGGCATAGGCGAGGGTGGACGTACCCTGGTTGGTTTCGGGCAGTGCCTCGATCTTCACGTTCGCCCACGGCCTGTCGGGGAAGTACAGATACCAGTCCACCAACACGGAGGTCTTCTTGTCCTTGATGTTCTCCGTGTAGTCTGGATAATAGCTGTCACTGTCCGTCACGGGAGACCCGTCCTTGCTGAGGTTGGCATCTTTGGTGCGGGTCCTCACACAGACCATCACCCCACGATCGAGCAACTTCTGCATGTCGGGGCGGGGCTTCGTTGTTCCCTCGGCGGTGGTATCGACCATCACCTGGTTCTGCTCATACTCCGTCAGCATAGCCTGCGTGTCGGTGAGGTTCACAAGGTAGTTGTTGAAGGCCTGGATGAAGTCGTAGTAGGTGTTCCACCGCGTCACCTCGTACAGGTACAGGTCGGCGTCCGTTCCGTCAAAATGGATGATGTCGTCAAATTTCGGGAATGAGTTGCTGACGTCGATCGGCACCATGGCGGCCATGTCGCCGTTCTGATACACCTTGCAGGTCATGATGCCACTATAGGGTGCCTGGGCCTGGGGTTCTATCACGATGTCGAAGCGATAGACCACGTCGTCGAGATAGGAGGTGGCGGCGGTGGTCAGCACGTTGGAAAGAGCCTCATCGCTATCACCGTTGGTTGTGACGATGAATTTCTCACCCGTCAGCACGAAGCCAAGACGGTCGCTCATGCACTTCATGATGCGGGCGTTGCGCTTGGCGATGTTCTTCACCTTGAACGTCAGCGAGAGGGCGAGGCCGTTGGTGGGGATGGAGGTGCTGTCAAACGGCTTGTCGGTACACTCGGCGGTCACGTCCTCGGCGATGCGCAGAGACATTCTGCCGTTTGCCTGCTCGGTGCCAAACGTGTCTTCCACAAAACCGTTGCTGGAGTAGTTGGATCCGTGGACGACTATCTCCCTCTCCGTACCGTCGGTAGCTCTCACCTTGATGCTTTTGTCAGTATCGGAGTTGCTCCTGCCGGCCATGCTGATCTTGTAAAACGCGCCCTCAGTCTCAGCGATGGCGAGCAGCGACCCGTTGATGCTCACTTCCCGTTTCTCCACCAGTGCCACCTCTCCACAAGTAGCGTCAAAGATGAGCGTGTCGCCCTGCGAGTAACCGACGATGCGCTTCTCCATCGTGTAGTACTTGTTACGGTACATCACACGCTCGGCCAGCTGCTCCTTCGCCCCAGTGTTCTTGTCGCTCACGCTCACCACGACCGTGGGAGTTTGGGTTTCCCGCTGATAGCAGGCCACATCTAACAGGACGCTCTCGAAGAGTCTCACGCTGCCGTCCGTGTCGTCGTTCCACCGTGCCACGACGATGGGCTTGTTGTAGTCGGCACTGTCCTCCTGCTGCTCGATGACCATCACGGCGGTATGCAGCATGTTGCCTTTCGTGCCACTGGCCACGTCGGTGCCCTGTATGCGGATAGGGTACGCGCCATGAGTGAGGCCTGTCGGGTCTATGCTCACGTTGTGGGGATAGGTGTCTCGCACCACGGTCTCCTGTATCGTTTCCCACACGCCGTTTTTCAGCATCTCCACCTTGGTGCTGATACCAAGCTCACTGGCGTTGTTCGGGAAGCGGTACATCGGGATGGAAATCTTCGGACCACCAACCTTCAACGAGGTCTCCTTGGTGTAGTTGAGCGTCTGCACGCTCTCGCACGTCACGTCGATGGCGATCACGCTGAGGTTCTTCGTGGCGGTGTTGCCGCCGTCGTCGGTGATGACGGCCTGGAGGGGGAGTTCGCCAGCACCTTTCACAAGTGAACTGATGTCAAACTCAAATGAATAGTCGCTCAGTGTGACACTTGATGCTTTTCTTGGGTTGAAAAACGCGACGGTACTCTTCGTAGTGCGATTTATGAAGTTTACACTCATGATACTGTTAGTGGTTTCCTGACTACCAGCCTTTGTGACACTTATGATAGCTGCCTTAACGGTAGTAGTGCTTCCAGCCTTGCAGTAGAGAGGGTTGTCTTTGAATGCTACGGCAATGGTCGTTCCTGTGCCGCCACCACTGCCAGTGCCAACATTGAACTGCACCTCGTCACCAACCTCTTCGCCATCAGCATTGACCAGCTTCATCTTAACAACACCCTCAGTCTCAGTGTCAACGTTGATAGTGATAGGTGTGTGCTTGTATGCACCTCCAGTGGAGAGGGCATCCGTACCATCCTTCTTAGGAGTTTCCGAGGTTTCAATCTTACTTCCTCCGCCAAAGTCTTTCCACAATGCAGCTTGACTTGCGGCGATGACTGATGAGCCTTGAAACTGCTTTGTCTCCATCGTGTTCTCACCAGTGATGTAGGAAATGATGAGGCCAGTCTTGATATAGTTGACATTCGTCTCCTTCTCATAGGCCACCAGTCTTGTCACGGCACTCTCAAGCGTGTAGTATTCGCCAGCAGTCGGGGCACCACACAAATTATTAATGACGACGTAGTTCTCTGATCCTGCTGCAAGGGAGCCAAAATCCTTCCAGTTGTCTGGATTCACGAAAGTCGCCTTGTTGGTGTTGCTTCCAGTGTACTGGTAGGTCTTCCAGTTGGTCTTGGAAATCTTAAACGTCATAAGGAGACCAAGGGAGGTCTTGTTCGCATTATATGCAACGTGGATTGCTGATGATTTCTCATCAGTATCGTCAAAGAGAGTGTAGTAACCAGAGATGGGATACTCCACTGTCGGATTGAACACGGCTGCTGCCGAGGATCCTCCAAAGTCACCCCAGTTGCTCTCTTTTTCCCAGTTAGCATCATCAAGGCCAATGCCGAGATACTGCTTCGTCTCCCAGTGGCCGTCTGAAATTTGGTAGGTTATGCACAAACCAGGCTTTCTTACGGGTTGGCTAACTGCTGAGATTGCGGTGGCCAACGTGTAGTACTCATTAGGCAACTTGGTAAGCTCGTTCACATTGAGCACATTACCCTTCGAGGCTTTGTTGATCTCTGACTGGAATTTCTGATTCTCCTCATCCCAAACCTGTGAGGAGAGAGCGATTTTCCCATCAGCCGTCTTGTTGGTTAAAGTACCAAAAACAGGAATTTCTGCCATAGCGTTTATTTATTGAATTATGAAATCGTAGGTTCCAGTAACCACCTCTTCAATGGTGCTTACAGTGGTGTAGTTGTCTTGTGACGGGCCGATGAGAATTGGCACGTCAATGCCATTGCAAGTGATTTTCTTGCATTCGAGATAAGCTGGCACATTAAACAATAACTTTGAAGCTGCGCTTGATGTCTTATTCACCGTAATGCTAAGTGGCAGACGGGTTGTTGTCTTTGAAACGATGGATGGGCCTGTCGGTGAGTCGCTTACCGTAGTTGGAAGCGTCAGGTAGAAGAAACATTTCAAGCTTCCCACCTTCCCGTTATGCTCTGCGGTGACTTGCAGCTCATGCTTTCCAGGGACGTATGCTGAGGCGGTGATCACATGGCCATCCCACGATGACGGTATTCCCGTACTTACTGGGGTGTAAATCAGCGTGGTGACTTCCGATTCGCTGGTAACATTCTCGCCATCATCATAAATGAAAATGGGGATAGAAAGTGCCACATGGCCATCCTCACCCGGTTCAAAGGCAATCTCATCAGTAGCGCATGTTATCTCCAGCGTGGAGATGGTGTTTTGAAGGGCTAAAATAGCATCCTCGTTTTTCGAAATTCTTCCCTCATCAGTAGTCAGCCTTGATTCAAGGACAGTGACCTTTTGCTGGGCGTCATTGGCTGCGAGAACCGCCGACGCAGATTGTTCACCAGCTTTCTGTGCGGTTGTATTTGCCTCTGATGCGATTGCCTTTATGCTGTCAATGTTGTCCTCAACTTTTTTGACACGCACATCGAGGTTGTTGGCTGACAATGTGGCATTATAAAGCTCCACATTGTTGATGATGCACTTCCAGGTATTTTTGTTAGCAAATGCAACGGTGTTGTCCTCGGAAACAGTGAGTGGCGGAATGCCGCTAAAGTCACTGTTAATCGCTTGGAACACACTGCCGCACATTGTGACCTGGTTGCCAAAATAGTACGTCGTTGAAGCATTGTACTCACCACGGTGGCGAGTGACGCTGCCTATCGCAATAATATCAGTTCCTGCCATTTTATGTGTGTTGTTTGATTACTATAATCCTGTTTGTTTTGATGTCTATTTTCACGTTCTCTATCAGTGAATGGCCAGTGACAAGGCCATTGATCTTTCCAGTTACTTTGTTCTCTGAAAGACCAAGGATTGAGTTGTAATTGCCAGCCTTGTCTGATACTGGGTATATTCCGTAATTGCTCACGTTCGTGTAGCTGCTGATGGTGCCTGCATAGAACTTGATGGTAAGGTCTGCGAGGGCAATGAAGCACCTTCGGTTTCCAAATCTACTCTTGTATTCAGCGGCCTCTGCTTCTTTTTCCGTGTAGAATGGCTCATCGACATACACTGGTGTCTCGCCCTTGTATAGGATAAACAAAGGCGGATGTTTCCATGCTTTTACGGGTGAAGCTGGAGATGACTTGTCCGCCTGTACTATGCTGGGTGGGTAGCACACGGCATACATCTTCCCAGCCTCTATGCTCATAGTGGCCACCTTGAATGCTGATGGCTTCCCGATTGTGCCGTCGGCCTTCATGTCACCACTTGAAATACTTGGGTTGATTTTGTCAATTTCAGCAGCACTGCCAATGTCATATATCCCCATGAAGCTATCAGTGGTTGCCAGGTTTTCAATGAACTCCTCGTTATTGTCAGTGATGCTTTGAGCGTCTTTGAATGCAGCCCTTACAAAGTCATCATCTGCAATACGGAACAGTTCAACATCAAGACTGTCCACTGGGGAAAGTTTTTTGTCATCAGCCTCATTCGTCCCTGAGAACCTTATTTTCAGATCGCCATTCTCACTATTGAACTCTGCATCAATTATCTGTTTAGAATCTGATGAGAACTGTCTGACAAGCTCTGAGGCCATGTCGGTGTGCTCAACCACAGAATTGATGTACTTGGTCAAGTCGAGGCCAGTAGTAGGGTAGCGGTAGTATTTTCCGGGGGCACACCTTGCAAGAAGCTGGGCAGATTGACTGTCCGAATCGCCAATGGTAAAGTCAACGCTCATTGCAGAGGTGATTATGGCCCTTGAAAAATCACTGTTGCTGTACCGTTTGAACAATACCTTGAAGTTTCCATTGATGTCTATGGCGGGAAGCTGACAGGCGTTTAAGTCCTGTGGCCTCCCCGTGTATTTTGGATAATAGACGGCGCCCATTTCCCTTGGAGCATTGGGGGAAAAGTCATGGATAACATTATATGAGCCAGTGGCTGCATTCTCAACAATGAGCCTAACAAGAAATGTGTCATTTACTGGACGATATTCAGCATGGACGGCACATTCAAACTGATTGTCCTTGTACCGAACATCATTCACATACTCATTCGGTACAACAATGTTCATGTATTCGGATTCATCAGAATCGAACACTTTCCCCCACACCACGGGCCAATAATCCGCATGAAGTGCGCCATCAGAAACTATCAAGTCACCCGACTGGGTGTTTACCAATATATCTTTTGCCATTTGACTGCTTTATAACTAATAGTCAAATGGCAACAATTAGCTTACATTTATCGAAACTATGGACACTGTGCCCGTTGATACTCCAGTACGTGAAGCTGGTATGTTTGTGGCAGATAGGTTTTTCCCAGCTGGTGAATTAAGCCAGTCAAGTATCTTGCCACATATCACCTCCCACACAATCTGTGAGGGGTTGTTTTTATTGCCATCCCACGCTTCCTTCAATGAGCTTTGTGTTATTGAGAGTGTGTTTGGCGTTGGATTGAATGGCTTGAATGTGGCCTGCACGCCAGCCTTGCCTGGGAGTGTGACTGAAAATGACGAGGCTATGACTGACTGAATCTTTACAACCCATGTTTGGAAGCTGGATGGCACGCCTGTCGTTGCGCATTCGCCAGTTATCGTCATAGTGTCTTTAGTCACGCTGTCCTTGCTACCGCCAGAGGTCATTAGTCCATTGTATAACACATCAATAGTCGTATGGGCCGTAAGGTATTCGGTTATTGCCTCGGCTATTGCGCTTTGGGCCATTGATGGAGTATTTGAGTTGTACATGCCCCCATCAGCACCCAATGCGCCCGTAACCTTGTCTCTTACCAGCTTTGCAAATGCTTCTTTTCCCATGTTACCCTCCTGTTATGGTTGAACCAGTGTGTACCGCACCAGTGAAGGGGCAAACTGGGATGCCGCAGAATCCGCCGCTCCCGTCAAGGTTTGCCTTGCCTTTTCTGATAAATGATCCGCCAGTAACCTCAACTGTATTTCCGTCAATCGTTGTATTGGGACTTGAGGTTCTGATGGATGATGAACCTTCCACCTGCACCTCTTTTGCTGAAATGGTCACATTGCCATCAGCAGTAATAATTACTGAGGCATTCTTAGCCGTCACTTCGACTTTATCTGCCGTTTGTGTAATTGTAATGCCTTGATTTTTAGACAGTACGGTTTGTGTAATGGCGTTTTTCGTATATTCCGTGGTTGCCGAGTTGCCAGTCTCTTTGAGGTCGTCCATGTCGGGCTGATCATCATCGTCCTCAGACTCTTTAAATTCCTCAGTTTCCACCACGCCAATCCTTGCTTTGCTTCTGCTTTGAAGCTGCACCACATCCACGTGAGAATACATCAGAACATATTCTTCGAGGCTCACTGGATCTTGCACGATGATCACGTCCGAGTAAAGGGCTGGCATGAGGAACACACCAGACTTATTTGACTGGATGGCCGAGCATAGAACGCCCTCATGGTAGCCAGCTCCTTCATACTTGTCTTCTCCTGGCTCATAGCCAAATTCCTGCACGTCCACCGTACCTCTCAGTTTCTCATTTTTATCGTCAAGTGGGTGGACTTCACATACATATCCGACAATCTTTCGAGTACCATGAATGCCTCCTTCTGCATCCACGTTGCCTTTCATGGACGCGCTTCTGACTGCATCGAAAAAATCACTGTTCAGCTTGTTTACTTTTCCTCTTATGCTCATGATTAAAACTGATAAACTGGATAGTCCTTGAATTTTGCTACTTTATATGGCAGTTTCAACTCTTTTCTGTAACCGTCAATCCCAAAGTTGATATTGACCTCCTCGACGAGATAGTAGCCGTTCTTTTGTGGCTGGCGAGGGTCTATGAGGCCGATAATGTCTGATGGCTTCACTGGAACGTCACCAAACAATGAGAGTGTGCCAGAGATGCCGTTAGGAACGTATTTGCCCCAGTACTCCTTGGCCTCCTGTACCAACTTATCCCTTGTACATGGGTAGGTCTGACTGATATATGGGATGACGTTGTATTTGCTCAAGTCAACCTTGTTTTTGGTCTTTTCGTAGGTCGTTCCTTTTGCATTCTCACGCTTTGTTCCCTTTTTGATTTTTCCAGACCTCTTTTTCCTTCTTGTTACTTTCTCGTTCACCACTGACCACGTCTCATCGTCGCCACTCACGCTCCATTCTCCGTTTGAGTCATTGGTTTTTCTGATGGTGAGGTGAATATACTTGCCTTCAGAATCCCTTCCAGTGGCACGGACTGCAAGGTATTTCTTGTCTGTATTTACCAAACTGAGTTTGTCGCTGGCAACGTCCCAGTCAAACTGTACGATACTGTATGATGAGCCAGTATTGTAGGTGATGTAGTTCTTGTCTTTGGTCGGGAGCTTGCCACCGCCATTTCCAGCATAATATACCTTGCCAATCCTCAATGACGAGGTGCCATCCGTGTTGTTCTCCATGAAGGCTGCTATGCCACTTTTTTTCCACTCTGCAAGTACGTCGGCCACCGTTAGCTGAGAGCTGATGCGGAACTTGCCAATCTCTATCGTACAGTCACCAACCTCCTTTGACAACTTTATGCCAGTATCCTTTAGCAGGTGGAATTTTCCGTTATCAGAAAGGAAGTCGCTGATTTTCATGGTTTTCTTCTCAACAATGTCAGGTACGTTGACAGTGGTGAGCACATGGGCCATGTTCTCGCATTCTACCTCCAAGGGCGTTGATACTGAACACCCAGTAACAAAACCAGTGAAGGCCATTTCCATGTTGGCGGGCACCTTGCTGGTGTCGCTTTGCATGGACTTGAACTCATCCTCAGAATAGGCATATCCAAGATACACTTCAATGCGGTTGCCTATAGTAAAGTCGTTTTGATCAAGGAGGCTCTTTTCGTTCAAGTGCTGGTTCATTTCGGTAAGACCGACATCAACCCGAGAGCCGTCAAGTGGAACTATCTCAGTAGTTGGCTTGACGGACTGGGATGAGGACTTACGGTCTTCAATGGCCTGCATGCAGTACTCCAAAAAATCGCCGTCTTGCGTGGCCTCATCAAGGTAAACGCAGCTTCTTTTCCCGTCACCAAGACCATTGTCAACAGGCACTGAAACATTGGTCTTCTTCACTTTCTCCACGATTGTTCCACGGGGGAAGCGTATCACAGCCTTGCTGATGAGCTCTTTGTATGAGTTGGAAATTTCTATTGATTCAACTTCTCTAATTACAAGGCAGTTATCCCCAGTTGGAATGTCGAACCATTTTTTGTCCTTTGCTTTCCAGACCTTAATTCTGCACACAAGAATAGCAAGCCTGTCATCAGCGGCTTTTCTTGCAGTATATTTAGGTGTAGCGGCATAGGGTTGCAGTTCCACCTTTGGTCTGTCGTATTTCTTATCTTCCATGCTTACAGTATTTTAGCAGCCATATTATTAAGGAAGCCATCTGCGAGTGCGATGCCCTGTGATGCCAATTGGGGCGAATTGGACTTGATGGTGTCAAAGTACTGATCCAAAATGTTCTCCCAAGTGAGCGATTCCTTCTTTTCGGATTCCTCCTTGATGGTGTAGTCTATGATAGATACGGTGTCCTCAGTAACATTTGCCTCCACGTCGGGCTGAATGCCAACGGCCTCGAAAGAGTAATCCTGGATGGCCTTGTTTCCTTCGTTTGAAGGCAGGTTGAACGACTTAATGACGATCTTTTTCACGCCCCACTGGTCAAGGAACTCATTGTTTATTTCGACAATGCCCTTGTACTGCATAATCTGCCTAAACTTCTGCACCTCGGCTGACGGATATATGTCGGGCATGTTGCTCGTTATGTGGCCGCTCACTGAAAAGTTGAGGTCTCCATTGCTGATGAGCTCCTTTCTGCTATAGTCCCTTCCAGTAACCCTTGTAAGTATCAAGTCCTTGTCCGAGGAAAGATTCACAAGGGCCGTGGTGTCGTACCACACAAGATGATCACTCTGAATGTTCTCCAGTATTTCCTCAGACCGCGCGCCAATCTTTCGGACGCTTATATTGATAGGGTTTGATACTGGGATGGAGAGCATCAGTGCATCATAGCACACACAACCCCAGTCATCAAAGGCCTGTACACTATTTTTCCCGTCATTCACCTTGATGCAGCCGTATTTTGACTCTTCCTTATTTTGCGCTTCAAGTAGGAGCTTGTTCTGTTGCTCGGCTGCAATGCGCTTCCTGTCAATCTTATCGCCGCCTATCAGCTTCTTGTATTCTGACATGGCTACTTCCCCAAGCTCCTCCACGACACCACCAACCAGCTTCCTTGCTATGATGTTGTATATCGCACCGCCATTGCCATAGTCCCAGTAGAACTTGACCTTCTCATCCCTAAACCCATTGGCAAGCTTTGACTGGATGGTGTCGAAAGTGGCGGCAATGCCACCAGCCAACAAGCCATTTGAGACCTTCCATGAGACGTTATTCGTGAATGTGCTGAAACTTTCCATTGATTTGCCTTTATTACTAATAGTCTTTGTGGCATATCCTCGTTAATCAAAAAATTGTTGTACCTTTGCAGCATTGAACAATTAGTCGGAATGAAAATGAAAAGTAGGTTTTATGTAGTGTTTATAATGGCATTGTTTTCTGTGTCATTGGTTTCGTGCGCCGGCAAGCAGGTAGAGAAAAAGACTGAGAAGGAGGGACAGGCCAAGGACACTACGAAAGAACTGACTGTTGAGCTTGGTGGAAGTATAGATCAGCTGGTGAGGAATGGAAAGTTGCAGTACAATACACAGGGCGGCGCAAAATACTCTATGACAAATAAAACACTTGGAAATACAACTTTTGAAGAGGCTGGCGTGAATATGTATCATGATGATTGCGACACTATTAAAAACATTCATTATGGACTTGGTGTAAAAAACACCTCCTTGAACGAAAAGTACACAGAGTTATACATATATCTAAAAAACAAATATGGCAACCCTACTTATGATAAAAAAAATATGAGCTCAGATAGGATTGCTATATTTGCGAGCTCGGTTTGGGAATTTAATGATAAAACAGTTGTGTTATCGTCAACATGTCCAATATACGAAGAAAGTGGAAGTGTTGTGGTTGTTTTTATGACCCCTTCTGATTCAAAAAACTTTGATGTGTTTTTATAAAAATTGGGCTACAACATAATAATGCCGCAGCCCAATTCATTTAGACACCTTGTGAAATCACATTGCTCGCAGTATTCAATGCTTGCGCGCTGAGCATGGCAACCGCTTCTGCAATCTTATTTTCAATAGCCTCTGCAATAGCTCGCTCATCAGCATTCTTTGCAATGGCAGTCCTATCAAAGTTGGCCAGCTTGTCAATGTTAATAATTACTTGAGTTGGCCGTGCAGCAGAACGATCATAAGTGTTGGCATAATCCTTTTGGCCGCCATGCTTGTTTCCGCCTTTTCCTCTGCCCCCTTTGTCAGAACCACTAAAAGTACCGTTGCGAGTGTACGAATTGACGTTCATCTTAGGAACTCGTGGCCTTTTGTCTTCGGGGAACAAGTCTGGACGCTCTTTCCTAAACAGCACAGTGCCCATCACTTGACTGTTGCCACTTCTTTCCACTGCATCATTATAGAGATTTCCAAAATGACCTGGTTTACCAGTAAAGCTATACAAACTGAACTGAGGCGTTTTGAACCCGCCTTTGTTTCCAGTGAGAAGAATACTCGTTCCACCATTGCCACCACGATTCCCAGTGGTTCCGCTACCGAAGAATGACGGAGTTTCAGGCGTGGTTGCTGGGATCCAACCAATCTCACTATACGGGCTTCTTGCGTTTGCTATCTCGGGGAGGTAGTACTGCAACAAGTCAATCAGCGATGTGAAATTCTTGATGTTCGGATCATTGTAAATGGCATCGTAGGTGTTCTTAAGAATCTCCTGCTGCTCTGCGATGGTAAACGGAATGCCATCGTTCACCGAGTTGGCCAATGCCGTCCAATCCACGCGACCCATCTTGTCAAGGGTAATCTGAGCCACGGTGCCATTGAAAGCCACTGGGATAGCCGAGATGATGGTCTGTGCGAGACTGGTAGCGTCATAGTTCTTCAGTTCGGAACTCTTCTTGCCCTTCAGCTCGTCAATCATCGACATGGCCTTTTGGTAGTTCTGCGCGGGGCCCGTGTAGTTTGACCACATGTCATTCAGCACCTTGTACTGGGCATACTGCCACTCATAGTACTTGGTCGGGTCAGAAATTCCACCAACGGATGCTGCATCGGGCATATATGACATTCTAAGGCCAGACGTAGGCTTATAGGCGTTCACAATCTCCTGCGCACGCTTGAAGTCCTTGTCGTACATGGCCTTTTGGAGGTCATTGATGGCTTGCTTCACGCCATCTTGCTTTCTGGCCATGTCGCTCCATTGTGCGATGACCGCCAGTTTCCGAGCTATCTCACGAAGCTCATCTTGTGACTTTACGGTCTTGTTGGAGACGTACTCCAGGTAAGCCTTATGCTTTAGTCTTTGATCCTCCGAAGTACCAGTATAGCCACCACGGCTTGCCACGAACTTATCCTCACTCAGCAACGGATTGGTGTAGCCCCTCCATTGATTGACAAGGTAGTCTGGGAGGAGTCTGAAATTCTGAACGTACTTGCCATAGATGTCTCTTGCGGACATGTTACTTGTCTTGCCTTCGAGAATATCGGCCACAACTTGGTTCTTACCAATGGAGTATTCAGTCTCGGGATCCGCAGCTTGCTTCTGATAGCCAACGGTGACGGGCTTGAATCCACCAGCGGCCATGCTCGCATTCAGATAGTCGGACTGTATGTCCTTGTATGAATCAGAGACCCACTTGCTATGTTTGTCAGCGATTTCAAGCTGCTCCTTACGCTTTTGATAGTCACTGTATATCTTGTAGATACCAGCACCAAGGGCGGTAAGTGCGCCTACGGCCAATCCGATTGGACCCACAAGGAATCCAATAGCCTTGGCTAAACCACTGAGGAGCGACATGAGCATGGTTCTGATGGAGCCAATGAATGATGGAAGCGTGCCGGCACTCATAGCAAGGCCCTCAGCAAATGAGCCCCTCATGGATTTGAGCGTGTTCTTTGCGACAAGTCCAAACGAGACATTCTTCCCAGTAATTCGTGAATAACGCTCCATCACCTCTGGAGACACTATACGGGCCGAGTGTCTTGCCCCAGCAATCTGAGAAATTTCTCTTCTCCTAAGCTGCTCAGCCATAATGGCCGCATTGATATATTGTTGCTCCCTTGCAGCGGCCATCATCCTCTTTGCCTCTGAAATGCCTGGAGACGCACTGATGTCACCCCAGCGTTTAGCATAGGCCCTGTAATACTTAGCGTTGGATGAGATTACATCTCCACCATAGACCACTGCCGCTGCCCTTCCAGAGTAAGCATTAAACGGCATCACTCTGTTTATGCCAGCGCGGTAATACACTCCATCAGCAGCCCTTCTACCATGGGCGTAGAAAAATGGATTTGCGCCGCCGTATGGTTTTGAGTATTGATATGGAACCATAGATGCCGCTATATTCGTAGCCATAAGACCACTATAAGGGCTTGTAGTAGCCATTGGCATACCTCTGAATGCTCCAGCGGCAGCTCCAAATGCACGGCCCCTACCAATAGCTCCCTCAGCAGTTGCGGCAGCCACCGTGGCAGAAGTTACACCGCCCAGCGTGGTCTTCAGCATATTGAGCACACCAATCATCTGAATAACTGGCGTGACAAGGTAGCCCAGCTGCGTAAACACCAGCTGAGTCTTTATCCAGAAATTGATCACGCCAGGAATGGCATGATAAATCTCGGCGTACACCTTGGCAAACTTGCCGATGGTGCTGAGGAGATTCTCAACAAGGTCCATAGTGCTGCTGAGCGTTTGGACGGTTTCTGGCTTGGCAAGATAGTCTCTCAGTCTTATAAGCATGCCAGCCCAACCGCCTTCTCTTTTCTCAAATGCCTGAAGAAGCGCCTCGGTGAACGTGGACTGCACCTGGGCAATGAGACCCTGCATGGTGCCCTTCTTCTCGTTGGCGATATTTTCAGCAATACCAGTTCCAGCAGCACTTCTGTTGGCCTCCATGAGAGAAATCAAGCCATTAGGACCTTCAAGGTGAGTTGCGAGAGCAGCGGCACCTGGCTGGGCAGTGATGCGGAACATGCTTCCCACCACGTCGGCCAGCTTGTCTTTCGGGACCTTTGACGAAATCTGTTTCAGAATATCTATCATTTCCAGCGGATTCCCACTGGTGTCTCTTGTATAGATTTGATATTGTTTCTGTATTGCGCGCTGGTTCTTGTTTGGCTGCATCAAGTTCTGATACATCATTCGGATGGTAGTACCAGCTGATGAGGCTTGAATACCAGCATTACCAAGCACGCCGAACATGGCCATGACATCAGCAAAGTTGTCCTTGAACCGCCCGCCGTACAAATGGGCGATACCACCAGCATACTTGGCCGACTCAGCCAGCATCATCATATCCGTATTGGAACGGGTGAACGTGGTGGTCATGATGTCGGCAACGTCCTTCATCTTCTCTGGGTTGATGCCAAAGGTGGTCATGACGTTGGTGAGCTTGTCAGCGGTTGCTCCAAGATCAAGGTCGCCAATGAGCGCAATATCAGAAACTGGTCTGATTGCTGCATTGATGGACGGTATGTCATATCCAGCCATAGCGAGGAATTTAGCAGCACTGGCAACTTGGGGTGCGGTGAACTTGGTGTCCATACCTACCCTTCGTACTATCTTCTCCATTCCGCCAAAAGCACTGTTTGAGTACGACCCAGACCCATTCTTAAGAATGGCATTCGTGGTTTTCATAATGTTTTGGTACTCAACAGACTGGCTGAGAGAGCTGCCAATAGCGGACATCGCACCACCAATGGCAAACATCGTTCCCATGCCCTTTGCCATGTCAATGGCCACTGGTGTTCTTGCACCAAATGAAGTGTTTCCAGTTAATGGGTACCAAAATGCTCTTGAGCGGGTGAAAAAGTCCTCGCTTTTCATTGCCGCCCTGTTAGAACTTACACCACCGAACAAACCGCTGCTTCTGGTTGATCCACTTGCCATTTGTTGCTGAAGTGCGAGTTCATGAACCCTTGCATACTCACGAGCATTATGGAGTGAGGCGTTTCTGGCAATTCTATCTTCAACGGCATCGCGCCCCCATAATTTCTCATAGAAAGCCTGCCTGGAAGCGTAGTCTGCTTTTTGCTGAGCGTACTTCCTGTTGATCTTATCAAGCTCTCTGCTCATGCGCAATTCAGACATAGCCTGTCTGTGACGTTCCCAAACATTTATCTGAGACTGGGTGGCAATTGCTCTCGTTTTGGATGTTGTCTTTTCATCACCTCCCTTGCTATTTGCCAGTACAGTAGTCGTTGCGCCAGCCTCAGTGCCCTTGTTCGGCTCTCCATTTGCCGTGGCAATTGCACTGATAACCACACCCTTAGACTTTACGATATTTTGCATCTTCGCAATAGTCTTTTCAAGCTGGGTGATGCACGCCTCGCCATTGAATGAGCCATGAATTTGGATTTTGCTTTGCTTTGCGACATTGTTAAGGTTGGCGATTGAGCTTTTGAGCTGGTCGAGCATGCCGGCCTCGTTTACCTGCGTGCTGATGGCAAGGGCATTCTTTTTGTTGTTGATGAACTTGGTTACAGCATCCTTCTCAGCAACGGCTGCATTGCTGAGGCCAACGTTGGAAGCCTTTCCGTCCTTCTTAATGGCATTCCCCTTTTTGTTATCGCCAGGCCTTCCGAGCGTTACTGGGATGGCAGCAGTACTTTCCCTAATAGTTTTAAGGAGACTGTTCACTTTTGCAATGGCGGGTTCGATGTTTGCATCAACCCTGAACTTTACGCTTTTGCTTTTGAAGTTCTTTCCAGCATTGTTCAGACTGTTGATGGCACTTGCCATTGATTTGATTTCATCCGCACTTTTTACCGACTTGATGATGTTTTGCGCGGTCATTGTAGGAGCTTGAATCTTCGAAAGCTGGCCTTTCAGCTTCTTGTACTCATCAAGCATGGCCGTGGCCTCCTTCATATTCTTGACACGCTCTCTAACACCCTTGTCGGTTATCTTTCTATCGCTGCCAGATGCAAGAGCAAACTTACGCTCAAGCTCTTTCATCCTGGCCTCAATCATTTCTTTCGTGCTCTTCTTAAAGCCAGGGGCTTTCTTACTGCCTACATTAGCAAGTGCCTTACCCATCTGCGCTGACATGCGATTTGCTGATGCCGAGACAAGTTTCTCAGCCTCAGCAAGACTCGTTTTCAAGCCAGCGACATCAATAGTTGGCTTAAGGTTAAAAAGCCTGTTCAGATTTTCGCTCCTTCCAAGCAGCTGCAAACTCCTGTTAATATAATTGATCTGAGCTTGCAGTTCATTCAGTGGCTTGGTCATCTTTGTAGCACTTTCAGCAATGCCTTGGAAATATGATGACGCATTTCCTTGGGCAGTAATCTCATACCTAACTTGGTATGTTTTCAAGTTACCTTCGGCCATATTATTTGATTTTTAAACAGTTGTTTTATTTTATATTAATAGTCATTATACAAAAAGTGGGACCTAAGCTCACGCCCAAGCCCCACGACAGATAGGTAACACAATCTTACAATTCAAAATCATCCATTTCATTTATTACGTTATTGTGACCAGCCAGCACAATAGTTATGCCCAATGAAATTGCATCAGTATCAAGTATCTCACTGCCTTTTGAAATACTTGCTGAGCGCCCGTTTATCTGAGACTGTCCAAGCGGATTCACCATGACGGAATCGAGCATTGAGAGTATGTCAGTTGTTATGATAGCCTTTGAGCTTTCAGAAATATCTCCAGTCACAGTATCAATTATATGGTGCCCGTTTATGTATGGCAGGATGGCTGAGTGGACGGCCCTTCTGCACTTGTTCATAATACGGTTTGACGAGATGTGCTTGTAGTCTCCATTGCTTAAGGTGGGGTCTCCACTAAAAAACACACCAGCCTCCTTGCCCTTGTACGTGCATGGCAAAATGTACCCCTTACTTGCGATACGATCACCAACCGCATAAACAATGTCGTTTACACTGAAATGATTTCCTCCAAAATACACCTCTGCATTGTCAAAATCATCATTCTTATTAAGGTCGAACTTGTCAACATACGCAATGCTTTCCTCAGCATAGGCCAAATGTAGGCACGCCATGATGAGACCTACACAACCAACTGCTGATTTGTACGGGCACTTTGACTGCATAGACACGACCTCATCAGTTCCATTCTGAGCAAGGCACACAGACACCTTGTTGAACCCGAGCTGACTTGCATCCGGAATGTCATTAAGAGTATGCGCAGTGTCCTTCAATGTAGTGTTGGGACTGACAATGATGCTGAGCGGTGTGGAACCAAGTGATGATTCTCCTAACTTTCCGCTAAGTTTCTCAGCAGCTGACTGCAAGTTCGATAGCAAGTCTGTAAAGACAAGACCGTTTGCAGTCACATTCCATATAAATTGAGAAGTCCATACGCCAATTTGGAAAATCCTTCCACAAGCCTCCGTTTGCATGGCATCAACGGCAGACCACATTGAACTGTCCGTGGTAAAACACACGTAGAGGGGCGTATTGGTGCCTATGTAGCTGTAAAACTGCCGTAAGTGGTAATATGCCACGCCGCCCATAAAACTATCGTCACAGAGGCCGTACATGTCAGCTTCCGTAAGATTGTTGATAAGGTGAACTTGGTCATTGTCCCAAAAGCGACGGATAAGCGGGTGATTTCCAAACGGCTCATAAAAATCACTGATGTCAAAGAGTAGTCCGCACACCCCCTCATCCATTGGTAAAGTGATACTCTGTTTACCACTTTTGAACGAGCTTGTCGTTATGTACCCTATTCCAGCCATTGTTTTTATAATAATAGTAAAATAACAATAAGGGCCTACGCAACAAAATGCGCAAGCCCTTGTTTATCAACCCCTTCCGCCTCCAAGCAAACTTAACGAGTTGGCTTGTTGCACCATCAACATTTGTGAATGCACCCACTGAGCGTTCTCTGACCAAAAGGCAAATTCCTCATCGGTCATGTTATCCCAGTTAAGGTGAGGATAATAGTACACGGCGAGAGCATAGCGTTGTCTGAAATAATCCTCTTTGTCAATCTTACAACGCTCTATCTTTTTACGATGTCGCTATTGCGTGAGTCGATGATGTGGTTAAGCTGCTGCATCGTGCCGTAGAGGAACATATCCTCGTCGTCGATGAGCGCGCGGTCGCCGTCAAGGAAGGTATTCTGTGCGAGCATCTTGCTGGCCTGCACCACATCCTTCTGGACGAAGCTCATGTACTGGGAGAACTGCATCATGTTCGGGCGGCGGAAGTATGCGATGTAGAGCGGCTTCTCGCCAGCCTCTACGTCACCCTCCACGATGACAACGAATACGTGCTTGACACCAGACTGTGCCTTGAGCTCGGAGATCTTTGCAGAGATTTGGGCGCGCACCTCGCTTGAAACTTGGATGGACTGATTGTTGATGGTGATAGCCTCGACCTGCTTGCTCTCTGAATTTAATGTTGCTTCCATTTATGTTGTTTGTTTTGTTTGTTATTAGGCCATCTTCGTGAGGGCCTTTATATATAATAGTAAAGTCACAAAAAAAAGATTGTGGGGCACTTCATCACTGAAGCACCCCACACAAACAGATGAAAGCAGATTGGGACTTTACTTGCTATACATTTCGCGCGTCCACGACTGGTTGGTGTTAGCGGCAACCTTGTTCGTGTAGATGCGATGAGGATGCAGGTCAAACTCCTTGGTGATGGAGGTGTCATCCTGACTGGCACTCATTCCCGACTGAGAGAACAAGCAGCCAGCAATGGTCACGGTCTCCGTGGTGACGTTCTGTGCGAGGTCATTCACCCAGCTCACCACCAAGTTGAACTCTCCAAGGCCAAGCAACGTGCCGTCAGAGGATTTGTTGCGAAGCTCAACCTGCGTACTGTAGGGAAGCGTAATGGAAGCGGAGTACGAAACGTTGCCGAGGCCACGTTTGCGAGGCTGACCGCCCAGTCCGTAGATGGCCTCAATCTTACGCTCAGTGTCCCAGGAGATAGCGGTACAATCGACAAAGATTGGTGAACTCGCACTCTCTCCGGAAAGGTTGGTCTGAAGCTGGATCATCGACCAGCTATAGGCCACATTGTTGATTTTTGCGTTTGCCATTTTTCTACTGTTTTAGCGTGATACATTAATAACCACTTGCCTCAGCAGCACTGAAGCCCTCGGTTACTGAAAGAACCGCTGAGGCTCCGAGCGGGATGAGCGTGTAGTTGATCAGAAGCTGGTCGTTCTCCAAAATGTTCTGCTCCCCATCAATGTTACATGAACGGCCACTGACCTGCGGGACGGACGTGCCAGGCTCAACCATGTTGGCATCAAGGGCACCGAGCACGACATTCTGAAGCGTGGTGATGTCAGAGGCGGAGAACTGGCCCGTGGTGGTGTCAACCTCCCAACTTGCATTCACATACGGGAGAAGGGCACGGCGGACGACACGTCGGCTCTTGTGCATCACACGGCAGCGGGCAATGGTACGGTAGTCACCAGTGCTGAGCGTCTGGTCAGAGCTGAAGAAGATACTGTTCTCAAGGCCGTCATAGTTGGTCAAGAAGATGAAGCCCTTCTTATGGAGGTACTTGTTGCGCTTGACGTAGTTGATTGTCTTGATGTTGGTGAAAGAGACAGAAGCACCCCACTTCTTCTCGGCCTGGGTAAGGTCGCCAAAGCCAAGCTCAGCCTCGGTCATTACGGCAGAGAGGTTGAAGCTGGCAACGTGACCGATGCTCTCGTTTGCAGGTGCTACTGAGAGGCAGGCCAATGCGGCTCCGATGTTTCCGACCACTGCATAAGAAGCCTCACTATTGATGTTGTTCACAGCCAACTGCAACTCATGGCACTTGTCGCTGGACGGCTGACCAATCAACATGGAGACCTTCGGCGCATTGCACGAAGTCAAGTCGGGCAACTTGGTGTAGTTACAAGTGGCCGCATTGATGATCGGCGCGTTGAGGAGAATGTTGACTGGGCAGTTGCCATCAAAATTGGTAACGCCAATCTTGCCGCCAAGGTTCTCAGCAACGGTCTGTAACTTGGAGATAATGCCCTCATCGGGGATAGTGTAGTCGCCAGAGGATGATGCGGTGGCGATTGCCTCGCCAGTCCATACGCCAATCTGGTAGATGATGCCACCAGAGGCAAGCTGCATCTTCTCAATGGCCTCGAACCCAGTGTCAGTGGTAGAGTCCATGAAGCAAACGAAGAGGCGTGCGTTTGAGCCTACGAGCTTGAAGTACTGCTTGACGTGGTAGTAGGGCAGGCCAGCCATGACCTTCTCATCAAGACCAACTTCCTCGCAGTCCTTAAGAACATTGAGCTCAACCACGTTGCCGTTTGCGAAGGTCTTTGAAGCCTTGGTGTCAGAACCAAGGGCCGTCTCAAGACCACCAGCAATCTTCGTATCGATAACCAAGCCACACACGTTCTCAGTGCTGACAAAACTCTTACTGGCGAGATTTCCGTCAATATCGGTGGTAAATACACCGCCTAATTCTGTGATAGTCATTGTGGTATTTGTTATTGTTTGTGATATTTGTTCTTGTAAAGGGTTGCACCCTCAACCAAATACTTTGGTGAGCCGAACGGATGAACAAAGCCGTCCTTGGTGACATAGAGCTGTTCGTACTGCGGATAGAGGCGCATGAGCTCATCGACCTGCTGAGAAACTTCCTGTTTGACAGTTTCTTTCTCAGCTGCCTCTTGCTCAACGATGGCTTGCTCAGTGGTTTCCTGCTCAACAGTTTCCTGTTTGACAGTTTCTTTCTCAGCTGCCTCTTGTGCTTTCTTTGATGTTCTCGGCATAATTATTTTATAAAGAAATTATGGGGAGAGCAATGCCCTCCCCGATGAAACTGAAAGTTACGCCCCGTAGGTGAACGGCAAGTGAGCAACAATCTCCGCGGGCCTGACGATGTTGACGTCCATCTTCAAAAGCATCTTGAAGAAGTAGAACTCAGAGTTGTTCTGAAGCTTGTCAACCTGGAGAACGTTCTCGTCATTAGCGTAGTCAACGCCCATCCAGAGGTTAGAGTCAACACCACTGGTGAAGCAGCCGATGATGATGGTGTTCTCGGGGAGGGCGGTCATCGGAATGATGCGCTTGCCGCGGAACATGTGCTGGTTCTCCTTGCGGTTGTCAGTGTACTTGTACTCCTTGCTGGAGACGTACTCATCGTACATGTCCCAAGTAGCGTAGTCCATGAGGATAACGAGGCCAGCCTTCTTGCGAACCTTGGGAGGCGTTACCTTCCACATGGCGTAGAGCTCCTTCTCGACGGCCTGGCCATCGGCAAAAGAACCAGTACCAGCCTTGATGATCTGACCACCCTTGGCCTCCTCGGTCTCAGCGGAAGCGGCAGCGTTCATCAACATGCGCATGATAGCACCGTTGAAGTACTTCTGAGGACCAGCGTCAGTTTCCTCGCCAATAACGACAGTTCCCTCACCGCTTGCGTTCTTCACCTTGGCTTTCTCAGCAGCCGTTGCGGAGTTCCAAATGGCAGAGTTGATGTACTCCATCTCCTTCTCAAGCAGGAGGCGGACCATCTTCGCCTGCACCTCGGGCGCGAGGGTACGGAAAACAAGGTTGCCGTTTGGTTGTGCGAACTTGTAGTACTTCTCAAATTCGCGAGGATTGAACTCGATGTAAATCATGAAGTCGTTCGGCTCCAGATAACGCTCGGAGAACTCGTAGTCACCCTTGGATGAGGTGGGAGTGGCCACATGGTCCTGGATGATGCTGCCGAGCTTAACCATGGGAAGCGCGTACTTCTTCTGAATACCAGCCTTGATGTGAATGAGGCCTTCCTTATAGGTCTCGTTCTCCTCGGCGGTGTAAGTGAGAATATCCTCAAGTACCTCACCAGTATAGTTGGTCAAACCATTACCAAAATTGATAGGCATAATTCTATGTTTTTAATGTTAATAATCTGATTTGTAACTTGTTGTATTTGCGGTTAGTCGAAAGTGCGGAATTTAAAGTCCTCGCCGACAACCTTCTTGATCTCAGCCTTGATCTCAGCCTCGGTGTCCTTAAGACCTTCGCTGGCCTCATTCTTACCATCCTTGGCAAGGCTATCGCCAATGTCGTCACGGGACGGAATCTTAGCAAGGATATTCTCAGCAGCCTCAAAGTCGTTCTGAGCAATCTTCACCCAAGTCTCCTTGTCGGACTTGTCAATCTTGCTCTCGTTGATGGCCTTCTCAACGAGGTCGTTGACTTTCTTGAGCTTGGCCTCCTGCTCAGCCTTCTTGTACTCGGCCAAAGAAGCCTTGGCATTCTCAAGGTCTGCGGTAAGATTCTTCACTGAGGCCTTTGCCCCCTCAAGCTCGGCCTTGACAGAATCCAAGTCCTTGTTTGTCTGATTGAGTGAGGCTACGAGACTGTCGTACTTCTCAGCCTTTGCCTTGATAGAAGAAATCTTGGCTGATACGCCCTCTACAGTTGCCTTCTCGCCGGTCATACCAAGCAAGGCGGCGAATACGGTGATCTCCTTTTCGTTCATTTTATTATTTATTTGATGGTTGTTTGTTCTGTCGTTATCCTTTTCAGAAACATCGTTCTTCGGAAGCTCAACATACTTGCTGAGTGCGGCCTTGATGTTGTCAAGACCCTTGCTTACGTCAAGGGCAGACATAATCTGAGCCTTTATCGCGGGTGGCGTCTCAATGATGTGGCTCTCAGCAATGAAGCCTTTCTCAACTGCCTGCTGGGCGGTAAAGAAAGTACCGTCATTGCCCTCAGTGCCATCCATGATAGACTTGATTTCATCCTCTGTCAAGCCGAAGCGTTTCTGATAGATGGTCTTCAGTTGCTCCGTGAATGCCTCAACAATTTGATTTTGTCCATTGCCAGAGTTACCGTCAATGAACGGATTGTGAATCATAAGAAGGGAATAGTCCTTCATATAGACCTCGTCTCCAGCAGCCCAAATGACAGATGCCATAGAGGCGGCCAGTCCGTCATTGTAGCATGCGGTAGGGATTTCGCAGTCAATGATTCTTGAGAACACGCTAATTCCGTCAATGCAAGAACCTCCCGCTGAGTTGATGTGGACATTAATTTTCGACACTTCACGCCCAATGAGGTACTTAAATTCCCAAAGAAAATCATCAACGCTCCAGTAGTCAACGTCAGTATAAAGGTAGATGCTTGCTGGCATTCCACACTTCACCGCGCCCTTGATGTACTTAAACTGTGATTTTTCCATTACGGTTCATTTTATTATTAATAGCAAATGAGTAAAAGTACGCAACAAAATTTATTGCGTAAGTACTTTTATTTCAATGTGTTTCAAACAATCTTATTTTCCGTATTTTGTTGCATCATTGTATGTTACAGGATGGTCAAGATTGGTGTGCTTGTTTCCACCTTCCTCGTCAGTTTTTTCTTGGTCTGCATGATTTACAAACGGTGGGAACACAACCTTTTTCATAACCTTATTCCGAGTAACCCAAACACTTACAGTGGTAAACCATATCTCATAAGTTAGCCAGCAAGGTTGGAGCCCATTGTCGAAACTCTCAAGTGGATCAACATAAGTAAGATCGCATCGCTTGGTAAGGCATTCGTAATTGCCCCTTAGCTCAGTGATTGTCTGATGGATTCTCTCAGCAACATAATACACATCTGCTGCGTGTTCCGAATTATGCGTGTCAAGCCTATTGAGCATAAACCTAATTCGCAAAGTGGCACGCCCATCATTGAACCGCTGAGCAGAAGTTATCCAGTTGACGTCAATGAAATGTACAAAAGCAGCTGGGAACAGTATGCCCTCCTCCGCGTTTCCCGACTTTCTAATAATGCGCTCATATTGGCCATCATCATATTGTACAGTCTTAAAAACTTTCGGACTGTCCTTTACGCCATACTCCCAAGTGACCTCCTTCAAAATGGAGATAATACTATTCTGCACGTCAATAGGCCCATTCTTTTCAATCTGTATGGGTTTCTCGACTTGCTGGGAATCATCCACATTGTCTTTAGTATTTATGACGCTCTCAGCATTATCGCTGATGACTTGCTTGCTTTTCTTATCTACAATCATAATCCTTTTTGTTATTAATAGTTACTACACGGGCTTTCTGAACACCGTGTCAAAAAGGTATCTCCTTTCGTACATTCTGATAAATTGGTCTATCTTCGTGGAATGGCCCATGAACTGCCTTTTTGTGACTGGCTTGGGTGGAGAGTACTTCCCGCCAAAACCGTCGCCATAAGTCCAGCCAGGTTCAGGGTCATTGTGGATACCAGCGTATCTGACGCCCGTCACAACAGAATACACGCCATTCTTTGCTTCTGTTTTGAGAGAATTGTACAGAGCATTTGTCTCCTGCATCAGCTTATTGGCCCCCGGCCATGTACCTTTCCATTTTCTTTTTTTAACAGTCCATTCTGTGTTTCTTTTCCATTTTTCGCCTCCGTATGAGTTGAATTTTTTAAGTCTGAATGATTCTTTAAAAACTGCCAAAGCACGCTGAGAGAGTACGTGTTTCCAGTGCTCAAGCGCAACGACAGATTGATGAGCGGCCACACTTAATTGTTGATGAAATTGCTTTGGTGTCAAGACAGTTATCAGACCACTTGGAGTTGCTTCCCAAGTACCACTGGTGACCTTCTGATGAGACGTGAAATCTCTTATCTTTGCGTTTTTGCCAGAGTAGTTTGATGGGAGCTCCATCTGCCTTCTGTCAGAATACCAATTTGTGCTGACGACATTTTTGGCATGTCTTCCAGATTCCATTTTTTGACCAATCATCATCTCCCTATATGGTGACGCAACTCTTTGCCCCTCATTGTACAATGCAGAGGTGTGGAAGAATAGACCCCTTTGCGCAGTAGTGAGCTGGCCTCTTATGGTCTTGTTACTGTTTTTATCGGCCATAATACTTTTTCTTGATGGTATTCACACAATCCTGAAGGAACCCTTTGTCTTTCTCCTTGACGCTAAAGTATGAATGCGACTTGCCAAATATTCTGCCGCACTTGGCCACAGATTCCGAAAAAACGTCGTCTATTTGTGTTGGTTTGGCCGGAGCTTTTGCAAACACCTTCTTGACTTTGAGGTTTCCAGTGACTTCTTCGTCCATTGAGTCTGACAACAGGAAGCACCTGCAATGCCACTCAATGGGTGGTATCATCCATGATGGGAACTCGTCGCGCTTGGCAGTGTATCCCTGCAAGGCAAGATGCCAGGGACGTACACGGGCGTCATTCATAGTCCAGTACGTTAAGTTCTCGTTTGAGCCAATCTGAGTCCACTTATGGGCGATAGACATGGCATACTCAATGTCAGAGTTTTCTACGGCGGCGTAAGTGTCATTGTACCTCTCGCATATAGACAGGTACTCATCATAGTCATCTGAGTCATTAAAGTCAATGCTATAATTCTCGTCCTCAGCAATATGGGACTGATACAAAGTGGTTGCCTCCTCGGAAACTTGGTACTCCTCGCACACTGAGAACTCGATAAGGTTGTTTACGGCAGCGACAATCCTGCCTCTCTTGTCAATGTCCTGCTTGGTGAGGTTGTTATCATCTACGTTCTTCAAAAGTTGCAGTGCCTCTTCGACATCAACTCCAAAGCCCTTGAATGCGTGCTGTATCGCAAAGTCAGCACGAAGCTCCATAAGGGCAAGCATGGCTTCCTCACGGTTGTCTGAGTTGATGTTTTTCAAAAAGTTGATGAATATGGCAAGCAGCTCTTGATACTCACCATCATGAGTTGCCTTTTCATCATCGCTCATTTCAGCTTTAAGGCTATGTGAAATCGAGGAGAGGCAGTTGCCTTTTACTGCCCCTCCGTTAGAAAATTTACTCTTGCCTCAGCGTTGCGCGGGTGGCCGTAACGCTTCTCATATTCCTCATCTGACATCTTCCAGTCATCATCGCCATTGGCCTCAGAATGCCCATTCACTGCGAGCTTATCAAGGTTGCGCTGCTTTCCAACCTGTATTCCCCACTCCATGTTGATCACCTCTGGCTCAACCTCATATTTGTCTGTAAGCACATCAAAGATTTTGATTTTATCAGCAGTTGACATGTCGATTTTGTTGTTGTACTTGAACACAACGTCTTTACGGATATACCCCCAATACTTCAATACTGGGAGTATCTTCTCGTTCATCACATTCTCAATGTACTTGCGATAGTTCTTCACCCTTGCTCTGAAAATGTCCTCATGAGCCTTGGTAGAGCCAACATAAGACTGGGTTGCGCCAGCCATAGACTCCGATCCAAGGATAAGGTTCGACACCTCCTTATTGACATAAGCAATGAGCGTATCGTAAATCTTCTCTGAGTTCGACATCGTGAATGCCTTGATGTCAATCTCATCATCCTTTCCAGTGACAAGCACCTTGTTCGTGGCCGCTGATGCAATTCTGGATGCAAGTCGCCTGCGGGTGATGTCATCCTCAGCACTCGTCTTTCCATGAATAATGGGCTGGCCGTATGTGTGGCTAAAATTTACCCAGTTGCTCAGCGTGAACTTTTGGGCAAGGATAAGCGGAGTGGTGGCTGCAAACAAGCCAAACCCACCACTATTTATTAGAATGTAGTTGTTCTTATATTGCTGGTCTTCAAGATTCCAACCAGGAGACCACTGATGCTGTCTCTGCACGACCCTGTTTTGGTCTGCGAGCACGTTTCTACGCTCGATGATGTTCACTTCACGGAGCAGGCCAGTATTTTTGTCAATATCAGGCAACACTTCAACCAATGTGTAGCCGTACATCTTTGCGTCGATTGCGCCCTGGATGAACTTCTCGAACTGTATGCCCTGTGCTTTTTTGGACTCCTCAACGTCACGGACAAACTTTCCGTTTTGGTCTATCGTACCAAGTGAATATCTTTCACCAGTGAGCTGAGAATTGAGGGTTTCGCAGCAACTCTGGAGACGGGCGTTCTGAGTGTAACATGAATCGTACAGGTCGATGAGCCTTGAACGGTCATCCATGACAGTGCCGTCACCAGTTTGACTGACGATACTCTTGTATCTGCATCGGTTGGCAAGCTCAGCCGTGTATTCCTGTATCGTTTTCTTGACGATGTTGTAATACGATATGAGAGCCTCATCCGTAAAGAAGTTGCCCGAGGAGTTTTCCTGTGTTCTTTTTCTCATTGCTTTACTTTTTATTAGTAATAGTAAAGTGTTAACTTTGTTTAACCCTTGATGTACACTGTCTGATGCTCAAGTAGTTATGGTTTAAATTCAATAAAAAGAGCAATGTTGACATAAAATAATCAGCAAAACCGTTAACCAAACTGTACATGATTTACTATTAGTATATAGATGTACCTCAAAATGGTGCCAAGTTGATGAGAGCAGTGTTGCTATAAATAATAAACAAAGAAAGCAATGGAAGAGTTAATTAACGTGGTAAAAGCAGAGGTAATGTCTTCTCTTGAGATTGCAGAGATTACTGGGAAGAGGCACCGTAATGTTATGAGAGACATTAGAAATCTTGTCGAGAAAATCAACCAGCTCAGATCTGAGTCGGCTAACAATTCTGACAACAAAATAGCTCAGCTCAAATTTGAGCTGGGCAGCAATGTTACTGGCAATCAACATGATACAAAGCCTAACTCTAAATATTCAGCTACAACGGCAGAAGACGATGTGCTGAATTTTTATACAGGAAATAACGGTTGTACAAACTATATCGTAAGAAGTGGGTCATATAAAGACGCAAATGAAGTTACAAGGTCAATGTTCACATTAAATAAAAGGCGTGCCTTCTCCTGGCAAGTGGCTATGATGTGATTTTGCGAGCCAAAATCATTGACCGATGGGAGGAGCTTGAAAGAAAAGAACAAAGAAATACTGACTCGCCATCATACCAAATCGAAGATCCAATCGAGCGGGCCAAGAGATGGATCGAAGAGCAGGAAGAGCGCAAAAGATTAGAGTTAGAAAATGAGCAGAAGGAGCAGCAGCTCATTGAGCAGGAGCCAGATGTTAAATTCGCAAAAGCCATGATAGCAAGCAGTACCAGTTGTCTCGTTGGAGAACTTGCAAAGGTTATCACTCAGAATGGATACAAAATTGGCCAGAACACATTGTTTAAGTGGCTTAGGGATAATGAATATCTCGGAAAGTGGGGCGAGCGTAAGAACATTCCACGACAGAAATACGTTGAGCAGGGTCTGTTTCAACTCAAAAAGAGCACTTGGACAGACAACAATGATGTAATACACACATCAACTACCGTGAAAGTGACTGGTAAAGGTCAAGAATATTTCATCAATAAATTTATAAGCAATACAGATAAATAAAAGCAATGAAAGATCTGATGAACATTACAAGAACAGATGGAATAACTTCCATTGAAATAGCCGAAATTACAGGCAAAAGGCATGATAATGTCGTGAGAGATATTCGCAACATTTTAAGCAAAGGCGTATCAGTCCTCAATTTTGAGGAGACATCTTATAAGCAGCAAATGCCTAATGGCGGTGTAAAAGAAATTCCATGTTTTTTACTCACCCCGAAAGGATGCCTTATTCTTGCGAGTGGGTACGATGCGTTGTTGCGTGAAAAGATAGTCAACCGTTTAGAGGAACTTGAAATTCAAAGTCGTGAGAACGAAACCGTTCAGTCTTACCAAATCGAAGATCCGATTAAACGTGCTGAAAGGTGGATTGAAGAGGAGAAAGAACGTCAAAGACTGCAACTCGAAAATCAAAAGAAAGAGCAGCTCCTTATCGAGCAGCAGCCTAAAGTGGTCTTGGCCGATGCGATCACGGCAAGTGAGCGTAGTTTTCCTATCAAGGAGCTTGCAACGATACTCGCTCAAAACGGGGTGAAAATTGGTCCAACCAGATTGCGGCGTTTTCTTGTGGACAATCATTACCTCGGTTCCCGTGGTGAGTGTTATATGATGCCACGCCAGAGATATATCGAGCAAGGGTTGTTTGAAGTCATAGAGGAGTTGGAGTACAATAGCTATTATAACAGACAAGAGCTCAACAAAACCGTAATGGTTACAGGCAAGGGGTTGAAATATTTTATCAATAAATTTTTAAATAACAAAAAATAAAATTATGAGTGTACAGTCAATTTTTAGATTGAAAGTCCAGTACAAGAAAGCCAACGAAGAAACTGGCGAAGTGGAAAAGGCAAAAATGGAAATCCTCGCCCAGTGCGAGGACTACACGGATGCGGAAGCCGTTCTCTACAAAATTATCGACCAGTACCAGTTCGACAAGTTTGAGCCGTGTACGTATGACATTGTAAGGGCAAAGATGTTGCCTGGCAATATTTACGGACGCTCTCCACTTGTTGCTGACGATGGTGGCAAACTCACTTGCGGATTGCTCCAGCATTTCTTCGAGAATGAGCATCACGGACTGTATGAAGTAAACGCAGTCGTTACTATTGACAACGACCTCAAGAAGGTTTGTCAGAAACGTACCATTTACGTTCCAGCAAACAATGTGGCTGATGCTACAAGTGCAGCTACTGAGGTGTTGAAGTACGATAACGACACTTCATACGACTTCCACATGCCGAGCGTGAAACTAGACAACGCCGCACTTATCTACCTTCTTCCAGAGACCTCTGAGTCCATTTACAAGCTCGGGAACACAATCTTTAGCTGATGGACTATAAGGCAAACATACTTGATGCCCAACTGGAGTGCTCGGAGCAGGCATTGTCTGACTTCCCGACACTCCAGTTCGGGACGGTGCCAAACGGACCACTGGTCTTTGATTCAACGGCCTTCTATATGGCCAATGGCACTGAGGAGATAGATTACAGGGTCTTTCAACGTATAAACAAACGGTATATTGACGGGTTTGTAAACAACACCAAAATGAAGGGTACTGAGTTATTCTTCATTAACAAGGATGGACATGTTCTGATGAACCACGAGCTTACATTCTTGTTCCTTGCATTCGCAGAACCAGCACTGGCTGCATACTTTAATGGCCTAATTGGCGAGATAATGGCGAATGGTGTTGCATACTCAGATAGCTTTGTTCTGTCTATGACATCACAGAGAATACCGACAAATATTCTTCAGCAAATAATAACAAACAGAGAAAATGCCAGTAAAATCTTATAATGTGGGAACGATGGTTGCCTTGTTCAATTCAAGGTACACACTTGTTGCCATTTTCGGATCAATCAAGGAGGCTTCAAGGGTTACTGGAGTGGTGAGGCAATCTATCATTAAGGCGGTATATGGAGAGATAATCTCTGTAAGAGACTGCTATTGGCGTCCAATTCCAGATGACATAGTAATCGACCAGGACGACATAGGGGCACTTGACATGTTCACATTCGACAGGGAAATTGGAGCTCCAGACAGGAAAATATACAAAAGCAGAAAGATGGGGAGACGGCTTGACATAATCATGGAGAGCGAGCATCCAAAAAACAAAATTTGATGAAAGCAGTGTTGTTATAATAAACAACATTTCAATGAATGACATTAAGATTTTTGAGAACAAAGAATTTGGCAGAATCAGAACGGCTGGAACGGCAGACAATCCATTGTTTTGCTTAGCTGACGTTTGCAAGGCGATAGATTTGAAAAATCCATCATCTGTAAAGAGTAGATTGGACAAAGAAGACATGCAACTCATTGATTTACACGCCCTAAAATATAATGAGGGCAGTGGTTATGGAAATACGGTTGCAACCTTCATTACGGAGGCTGGGTTCTACGACGTTGTGCTTCATAGCAATAGCAAAAAGGTCAAGCCTTTTAGGAAGTGGGTTACATCAACAGTGCTCCCGTCCATCCGCAAGACTGGTCAATACGGCGTTTTTGAGATTCCGAAGACATACGCCGAGGCCCTTAGACTTGCAGCCGACCAGCAAGACATGATTGAGCATCAGCGGCAGGTAATCGAGGAGAATGAGACGGAGATCATTGCGCTGACCGAGAAGGTGAATGAGATGAATTCCAAGGCCGTGTATTACGACCAAATTCTCAAAAGCAAGAATACGATCCTCCCGTCACAAATAGCAAAGGACTACGGTCTCAGTGCAATAAGGCTGAATAGAATCCTAAAGAACCTGCACATTCAGCACAAGATGAGAGGGCAGTGGCTGCTGTACTCCAAACATACTGGAAAGGGGTACACTAAGAGTGTCTCAATCCCATTCAAATACAATGATGGTACAAATGGAACAAAAATGCAGACTGAGTGGACTCAGAAGGGCAGGTTGTTCCTGTATGAAGAGTTAAAGAAAAACGGCATATTGCCAACCATAGAAAAGTAAATAGTACAATTATGGAGAATGTAAAAGTAAAAGTAGTGAACAGTGGGAAGCAGCAGCTCCCCAAGTATGCAACCCCTCAGTCTGCTGGTATGGACTTGCGCGCTGACATTGAAGAAGCGATTGTCCTTCACCCATTGGAGCGTCGCCTTATTGGTACAGGCATCCATATTCAGCTCCCAGTTGGTTATGAGGCACAGATTCGTCCTCGCAGTGGACTGGCAATGAAACATGGTGTGACGGTTCTTAACGCTCCAGGGACTATAGACTCCGATTTTACAGGAAATGTTGGCGTTTTACTTGTAAACATCTCACAAGAGCCCTTTACTATCAACCCGGGTGATCGTATAGCCCAAATTGTGATAGCTCAGCACGCTAAGGTTGAGTTTGCAGAAGTGGAAACCCTGGATGATACCGAGCGGGGTGATGGCGGCTTCGGCCATAGTGGTGTAAAGTAGCCATATTATAATGTTCGCGCGTGAGGAGAGTCCCCTTGCGCGCGTTTAGTTAAAATATGTAAATCCAATTATTGAACACTCCTTTATTTTCAGTCGGTTCGGCTACAATTTGCAGAAATTAACTATGTTGAGAAACTAAAAATATTTTTTTGTTTCACTTTTTAGTTATACCTTTGTGGTCATAAAACAAAAATATTAGGTTATGAGCGCAAAGGGATCAATTACAACTGCGGATTATTTCAAGTATGACGAGTTCAAGCGACTTGTTGACTGTCTTTCCAAGGACGGAAAGCACATTTGGGCATTCTATTGTATATTGTCGTTCTGTCTTGGGCTTAGAGCGAGCGATGTGCGAAAGCTAAAGTGGGGCGACGTTCTTGACAAGAGAAGCGTTATCGTGACAGAGCAAAAGACTGGAAAGACCAAGGGCATTCCCATTGGCCAAAACACCGCTGACAGAATATCCGAAATGTACAAGGTGGCTGGTAAGCCAAAATTGAGCTCATATATATTTTCGAGCCAAAGATCGCATGGCGAGCCAATTACCATACAATATATAAATAAGATTGCCAAAGGGTGGAAGAGAAAGTACCATCTTGAAATTGGCAACTTCAGCACACACACTTTCAGAAAGACTTTCGGACGGTACGTGTATGAAAAAAGAAATAGAAGTACTGATGCGCTCATTGAGCTCAACAGAATCTTCAGACACACAAGTTTGCAGGTCACACTTATATATATCGGAATAACTGACGATCATATATATGATTTGTTCGCTGATATGAAGTTATGAGAAAAAAGTGGCTTAACAAAAAGTGTGTGCTTGGCAACAAGTTCGTGTGTTCAAAATGCGGGAAGATGTATTTTGCGTACAACATGAACGAAAATGCCGAGATATGCAGGCTGATGGTGCAGAACAACATGTGCTGGGAATGTGCATATTGGAAACGATTCTTGATGGCACGGCCAAAATACCTTGAGGTTATAGGCGATAGGTGCTATCAGATATTCCCGTATGTATATGAAAGAGACGCACATCAAATACTGGGCGGAGGTGGAAAAATAAGGTACTTCCTAAAGCGAGATGGCTCATGCCAAAAGGTGAACGATATATGGTGGCTGAATACCATACCCTGGCAGTACCAAAAGTATCTCCAGCCTACTGGGTGGTGGGTATCAAAAATGTTCTATGAACGGGCAAGAAAGGTCAGGAAGCCGTGTACAGCGAGAGGCTGCATGGACAGGTATCGCTGCTACAGGTACAAATATCAAATAGAATTCGAGAATGGACCATATAACATTGTGCCTTCGGACTGGAGGGCTGGTGATGAACATTGTCCAGCATTCCTACCATTGAGTGAAATTAAGGACTTTGATGAATACGTCAAGCCCTCAGACATAATTGATAAAAACAGTGTTGCTCAAAAATAAATTACAAATATGAGCTTACTGAAAAAATGGTTTCAACCAAAGTACAAAATTGTTCCAGTGTACACCTCTACTTATGGTGTGGTTTTTGGCTTCGCAGTTATGCGCAAAAAATTTGTGAAGTGGGTTATAATGAAAATGTACGTCACCACCAGGGGCAGTGATGACACAATTTGTTATGACGCGCTCTTTGCGACATACGAAAACGCATTGGATTTTGTCAATCACGAAACAACAATTATTGAAAATGAAAAAGTACATAATTCAAAAGACGATCGAGGCTGAGCCAATGCTTCGATACGAGGCAGAGGCAAGGCTTGGACGTGAGATAGACAGCAATCAAGACGATGGCTTTCTGGTTTGTGACATGGCCAAATTGAAATTTGATTGGGTGAGTGAGGCAAATTTTCATGCCAGGCCATTTGATTCAGAAACGGAGAGAATGTTCTTTCTTCATGGCAAGATTGATGAGTGGCAAAAGTTTCTGAGCAAATACGCAAAGGAAAATCATCAAATCTCAAAAGATGAGAGAACGCAGATTTGCCTAATTGGGCGTCACATGAGGGCTATCAGAACCTCGCTAACGAAAATATTGAATATCAACGCTTTAAAATTTGAGAGCAATGAAGAAGGAAACGATTGAGAAAATCATGGACATTATTGAAAAGGAGGGTAACGGATCAAGCGTACTGATTGCCGTAAAGAACATTGATGATGAGATTGTCACAATGTTGAGCGGCGACAGTGCTGAGATTGCCAGTTCCATATTTTTCAACATGTACAACAAGAGGGATTCTGCCCACGCAAACAAATTGTACGGCGTAATAAAAAACGTGGTGTACAACATGGCAAGACTGGTGTCGCCAATGTCAAACGACCTGTTCGCCTGTATTGATGAAATGAGAAAGAAAGATGGAAAGTGAGTCAAAGTATCAGCCATACGGTGATTACGACATTCACCTCATGTTTTCCGAGCCAAGAGAAATAAGCGGTAATCCATATATGCTGCACGCTGCGTTTATGCTAAGCTGCCTATTTGAGGCCTATACGCCAGACGAAGGAGATTATGCTGACGATGAGCCAAAGCTGGAGGAAAACTGGGGCTGGGAGATACCAAGGCAAATACTCGATGGCATAGTAAAGAATGCCAATGAGCAGTTTGTTTATGCCTTAGACAACTCGATGCAAATAGATGTGTGGGGTGCTGGGTTCTCTATCAGGAAAGCCAACCAGTGCGACAGGTCAAGGCTGCATGAAATCTTTAACTTCCCAATGAATGGGGATAACTACGTGGTTACGAAAACTGGGGTAATGAACCTACAGGAAACCTCATGCGCCAAAGAGCAGGTGAGAGGCGAGTTCTCAGATAACATGTCATATCTTAGAAAGGTGATCTTTACCGCTGAAGACGATGACAATGATGGGTGGTACAAATTGACTGATATGGAGGTCACTATGTATCTATGGGCACTCTATTACAGAAAGAACAGGGAAAATGACAATGAGGCATTCAGACGTAAATTTAAAAACGACGTGCCGACAACGAGACGTGATGAAATGAGCTGCTGGAATGCGCTCGCCCAATCAGAATCAAGGCCACACGGCATGTTCACTTTCTCAGCAAGCAAAGTCAGAGAGTGGAACGCCAAGCATGGCCAGGAGTCCGTCATAGACAGTATTGACGCTAAAGTGGCTGATGATTACTGGTATGAGAAAGCATTGAAATCTTCTTGGAAATAGGAATGGCTGGGGTGTCATGTCGCCCCGGCCAATTCTTTTCTTAGTTCCTTTACCTTTTGAGCAAACAGTATTGAGTCGCCATAAGAACAAAAATAATTTCCACTATCGTACCGCTGATTATGCTTTTTGGTGTACATGTCTTTGTCAGATATAATTGTAAAATTTTCTGACAAGTACCAATACCTTCCACCCTTGTCCGCACGCTTGGCCTTCAATACACTAAGCACCTTCCGCCATGCTGACCACTCCATGCCATTCTTCGCAAGTGCTATCTGCAACCGTTCAACATCAGTTTTCGTCGGCAGACTCATAACGACACTATTGGCATTAAGCACATGATCCTTTAGTATTTTCCCACTTTCGACATAGGCATAAAAGCTGATTTCCCCAGCTTGTTCTGAACGGAAAATTCCAGTGGTCTTGATTTCATTGAATGAAACTCTCACTATGTCACCATCGCATGGTTTGTACCTGCAAACCAGCCTTGATAAGCGGATTGAAAATTTAAGGTTCTTTGAAGTGAGAATGTCATCCACCTCGGCCACTTCTTGGCTTGCGGCATTGAACAACTTGTTAGGCTTGACAATAAGACATTTTTCCACAAATTCACCGCTTGTTGTGAAGTACACTGAAAGTGAGGCGTAGTCTGGCGTGTATGCACCTACGATTCCAAGCGTATGGCCATACCTTACAATATCTCCAACGCCAAACCCAGTCTTGAGCCATGATAAAAATTGGGTGTAAGTTGATTTTGATAGTGGTTTCAGTGCCCTGCGCACATTTCCACCTCCGAATTTCTTGCGGCAATGGTAAACAACCTTTTCCCAGTCCTCATCCGTAAAACTACACTGTGATGTATACCTTATTATCTGTTCTTTTGTCTTCATTGGCATCTATGCCATTTATTGTGCAAAATTAATACAAATATTTTTTATAAGAATTATTTGCCGTTGTAAAAATCCTTAATACCAAATTTTATGCGTAACTTTGCACTGTCATTAGCAATAGTGACTAATTGATGACAGCAGTTTTGCTTTATTACCAAGTGTAAATGAAGAAACCAAGTCTTAGGCCGCCAGAGACGCTCGAAGTTGTCCCGCAGCGTCTCCAGGAGATGGATATTTCCATTCCAGGTATTGAATACAAGGTGGTGGCGCAACCAATTCTCAAAAAAGTATTCACAGGAAATGTTACTGTAATTCCAACGGTTCTGATTTTTTATTTGAACAACCAAGAACTGAAAACCGTGGCAACAATCATCCAGGAGACTATGGAATGTGGCGTGTGCTCGCTAAATTCAAAGCAGTTCGCTGTTCGTAACTCCATGTACATTCAAACGGTTTACACGGTTCTCAACAATCTTAAAAAGATGGGGATCGTTTATGAAGACCGTAAGGGGTGGGATGTATTGCGGGCGATCGATTTCGAGGCCGTGCAGCATTTGAATGATCTGGTCGCAGTAGAAGACCGGGGTGTTTATATAAAGCTGAGAAAGCACGTCAAGTACAGAAACATTTCCAAATTGACTAAGAAGGACATTGAGAAGTGCTATGACCTGCGCATTCTCCCGCCAGACCATGACATTGAGGAGGAGGAAGAGTATGATTAACGAGCATCAGACTTTTTTTGAATATAAGAAGTACCCCGAGGCTACAGTGGTTGCACTCAATGCGGCTCTTGATGACTTCAAGGGGTTCCCAGTTGTAATGGACGGAAAAGAATACATCCATTTCAAAGAAAAAACCGTAAAAGACTGTACACTGTTGGATGGGTGTGTTTACCTTCACCTGGGACATGTGGATGATGCGGTCATGTGCGACCTTATTGAGAAATTCAAAAAATTGATGAATGAGCAAAAAGAGCCAAAAAACTCTGGCAGGCTTATTCTCGACGAAGGAAAAATCATTATTTGATGACGGCAGTTTTGTCATTAACGTATTATAACAAATGACTTTAAGCGAGTATTTTTCGAGTGTGCAGCCTATCAGTGACGAGGTGGTAAACGGGGTATTTTATAGAAACGTGAGAACCATCACGTTCGAAGCTGAGAAGGGGCGGCACGCACAGATTATCGTGGCTCATGTCGGCGAGAATCTTTGGTCGTTCGGGTGGGAGATTCAGGATGGCTGGAGAAAGCCGTGCCACAGACGTGACTGTACAACCAGCAATGTCAGCAAGGGCGATATTGGAAGGCTCATCTATGGTATGACCAAGGTGCTGCTAATGCAAAGCAAAAAGATCATTGGCCCGTCCATGAAAATCACAATGGCAATCATGAATGCGACTAAGGAGGCCGCGAAGTATTGTCATGAGGCTGGTCCAAATGAAAAGATAACTATCTGATATGGAGCTGGTGTCTAAAAAGCAGATGATCGGCTATGAATGGCGGTCATTTGAGTATTACCCCAAAAACGGAAGCGACATAATGCTGCACGTCAAGGGTAGAAGTAGATTAGAAAACAAGGTCTTCCATGACTTTGTGAGAATTAGAAACTTTAACTGTGTGTCATTCAATCCCAGGCGTTACAACCCACCAAAAATAGGGGTAGCATGGGGGTATTCATGGCTACCAGTGACTTATTTGTTTGCTGCTGATGATTGATTTAAGTAAAATACCAACAAAAGATTTGGAGGGCGAGCTCCAAAGAAGGCTTGATGAAAGGCGGAAGGCAAGATTCGAAAGAAAAATTTGCACAAATTGCGCCTACAGAATCCGTGGCTCCATAAGGGAGGGGCTTTACAGAAGCGAATGCTCATGGGTCTGTCACAATAAGCCAAAAAGGCCGAGTAAGACAGGCTATTTCCGTGAAGTGCCAGAGTACCACAAGACGTACTATGCCTGCGACAACCGTAAATTCGAGGGTTGCGAGATGTTTATTAACATTCGGTCTGAGGAGGGTAGGGAGATACACGAAAAACTAACTGCCATTGATAAGTTGATTAAAACACCGTCGTTAAAAAATAGAAAACTATGAGAATTTCGTTTGCATTTGAAAAATTGTACAACAAGAGAAGCTGGGCGTTCGTGCTGATTCCTTCGGCCACGTTACATATCACCAAAGATCAAAAACGAGTTAGGGTGGCCTTGTTGTTCGCATGGTTGTTTTGGACTGCTGCATTACTCTTTGAGAATGAATGAACTGGAAGAACAATCGTACATACACATGATCAGCCAGCTCAAAGAGGAAAACAGAATGCTCCGAGAGAGTGTTTTGGGGCTGAAAAGGATGCTTGAGGCCAGCTTTGAGAGTAGGCGAAAGTACAGAAATGTAAAATAAGGCCTGTAGAGCGCAAGAATTTGGTCGGGTGGAATAATTCTCCATCAAGCAGGTTAAATGCTCTTAGAATTAACGAGAGGCGCCTCTATGGCGATTCTACGCTATAAGTTGGTCTTCGGATTTTGATTTTTATTGGTGAATGGCGGGAGGCTCCGATGGGGCTTCCCGTTTTTCGTGCCGTGCCGTGCCGTAGCCCGAGGGGTCCGCCGAGGCGGCCAGGGCCAGCGGGCGCGCGAGCGCAAGACGCAAGCAAGAATTTTGAGTTAGTCCATCCCTTTTGTGGATTAACTTTCTTCCACTGCCGAATTACTCCCAATATATCTCAAAAAGTTTCCGCGCGGCCCAGGGGGTTATTTGTGGTTTACACCCTGGGAAAGGGGATATAGTTCTTTGTGCCTCTCATAGCCATTACAGCAGTAGAAAGCCCGCCTTACGAAGAGGAGTTTATTGTGAGCCCTTGGGCGAGCAATAAACTACCTCGGAGTAAGGCTTGAAAAGAAAAGAAAAAAAGAAAAGAGAAAAAAGGTAGGAGTTCCAAAAAAGAGAAAAGAAAATAAATAAAAGAAAAGAAAGTTACCAAGACCTCCCTAAAAATTTAACTACTACTCTCTAAAAAGGGGGGAAGGGTTCACTACGTTCACCCCTCCCCCCTTTTTAAAACCCCCTACCCCTCTAAACGGGAAGGTTCACTTCGTTCACCTTCCCTTCCACTACAAGAATTTTTTATTTTTTCTTTTAGGTTTTTCTAAAAGTATTCTAAAGGTTTCCAAGGGGTAGTTTTCTTTGCTTCTTTCTTTTTTGGCCCGGCCCCGGCTCGCCGCCCCGCCCGTTCACACACGTTAACATTGCCGCAGCCTTTGCTAATCGTGTTTCGGTAAGCGAGGACTCGACAACGGTTTACATCGACTTCAACAATGGCCACTATGAATCGCCATACGAAAAGAGCGAGTATTCTCTGGAGGGTGCGCTGAAGGACTACTGCGATGCTTTTGAGGCGTGAGGCGGAATTGTCTCCGATGGTTGCTGGGGTGGTGTGCGTCTGTATTGACGGGATGCTGGTAGGAGGCTTGTCATGAGCGTTACCATCCCAGCATTGAAACTTGAAAAATGAGCGGAAAAAATTTTGGGGTGTCTTGTTTTTGTGTTTTTGTGTGTCAGAGATGAGGAAAATAATGTAGGATTGTCATAGAGGCCCCGTACGTTGATTCTAAGCGGCTTTCTTGGTGGTTGTGGACAATTATGCCACCTGCTTCGAGAAATGCGCTTAGAAGACCATTTCTGAAAGCCGTTTGGAGAAAGGCTGGGGAACCATCTCAGCTCTCATTTAAATGCAAACAAATGTTAAGAACCGAAATTTGAAAATCGGGAAAAATTTAAACCTGCACTCCAGAAAAAGCACCATACCCACCCCCCTATTTTTCAGCGGTTTTCCTCAGCTATATATAGGAAAAGCTGTTTTGTAAGTTTCACTTTTATAGTAAGTGGGACTTTTTGTATAAAAATGTTAAAGAAATGCGTAACTACCTGACTATCAGATAGTTACATTTTTAAAACCCTATAAAAAGTGAAACTTGATACCAGAGCCTCCCAAAACTTTTCTTTGTTGAAATCTTTTACTAAATCGGTCTTTTAATACTACGTATTATAGAGAAATTTCGATAAATTTATTAAAAATCCCCTCAAAAAGTTTGGCTTGTTCTTCGTCCTTTCGTGTCTTTGTGTCAGAAATTCGAAGTTAACGCTTCACGTTTCAATAGTGCATGAGTGCATGCGCCGTACCTTTGATTTGTTGAGACAACACACATTGCACACTGTGTGCGAGTGTGGAAAACGCCTTTTCGGTTCATTTGGAAAGTATGCGCAAGTAATCAGTATTTACAGTTTTTCAATTTGCCGTAATCTGGTATTTACCAGTAGCGAAAAGAATAACGGCCACCCACTTGAAAAAGTTGGCACGGCGGGACGGCGGGCACCTTCATTATATGAAATACCCGTTAAGCCAAACCCCTACGAAAGAATAGGGCTTAACATATAGCCAGATAGTTGCATGTTAATAGGTTGTCTTTTACTGATGAAATAACCGCGGAAAACCCCAAATTTAGGCGTTACACTACTTTCTGGTAGTGGTTGGAATCAATGTTAAAATTTCCTAATTGCGAAACTCATAATACCCACCGCTGAAATGCGGGTGTGAATTAGGGTTCGGGCTGATACCCACATGAATCTTAATTTGCTGTGGCCGTAACTGGTCATTAGGCCGTAAAAAGCCGTAAAATCGTAATGAAAAGCAAACATGGGCCTACTTTGTAGGCGCTGAATGTGAGGGCACATAGATTTCGTGGATAGGAAGCGGCAAAAATAGATTGTTTGAGACTACTTTACCGGCTCGCCCTATATGGGCGGACTGTCGAGATACTTATGGTCCTTAAACAGATACGCAAGTATTACGGTTTGCTGTGCAAAGGTACGCATATACCAGACACACAGGTGGGGGCGGTTCCCACAGGACTAACGAGTAAATCAATGTTAAATCTAAAATTTGTTAAGTTATGGCAAACGTTAAGAAAAGTCAGGTAAATGCAGTATCTCGTCAGCTAATCGCTAAGGCACAGTCGTGGAATCAGGTTGCAAAGCAACTCTCTGGTATGTCGGGTAAAATCACCCTCGACGGCACCACCATAACCGTGCATGAAGCGTTCAAGCTGCTGGGCGTGAAAACGGAAAAGAACAGGTACACCGCAAAGGATTTTGCAGCCGCATGGGCGAAGGAGCTCATGAGCACGTGCGAACTCCACCGTGGGAATGACTGGCGCGCACCTATGCTGTGCAAGCCCGTCGCTATGGTCGTGGACGTGGACGGGAAAGATTACAGGCTTTACACCCTCAACGAGGGGGAATACAAGGCCGTCCGTGTGCAGAAGCTCTGCCCTATCGTAAAGGCAGAAGACCGTGGCAAGAACTCCACCGCCGTGGTGGTGTCCGTGCAAAATGTACTCCGTGGGCTCGCCCAGAGTGTCTTCATCGAAGACACATTAAAGGGTCTCGAAAACAGCCGTAAGGAGGCTGACAAGCTCACAACTGGCTGGGTGAATACAGGCACCACCACCGTGCCCAAGTGGGTGAAGGTGGAGAAGAAGGACGGCATCTACTGGAGCAAGGCAGAGGAGAAGGTCGTGGACGTGAAGGTCGAGCCCGAGCAGGCGCCGAAGCCTAAGAACACGCGCAAGAACACCGGCAAGAATACGCGCAAGAACATACAGAAGGCGGCATAGGCCACCTACAGCCACGATGAAGAGGAACTATCCCTTAGGGGGCGGGGCGGGTTCAATTCCCGCACGTGGCACTAATCAAGCCCTACCGCAGCACGGTCAAGCGGGTAACTATGAGTAGAATCTTTGAATCTTGCAAGGGGCGTGCTGTGCGCCGTCGCTGCAACGTGAAGGAGAACCGTGAGTGGCAGCCTGGGCGCGGCCGCTCGCACGGGATAACAGAGCTTGGCAAAATGCACAAGCGGGTATCTGCCAGCGACCAGATTAAGGGGACGCTGCCGACGTGGGAGTACAAGCGCATGAAGGGCGGTGCAATACGCACGAATGAGCGCCCGAGTGCTGAGTTAATTGCGCTCGCAAACAAGCGCAGTGCCAGATTCGATAGATGGTAGTGTCATGAGTAAGCATGAACTGGCGGCCATAGCTATGATAATAGCGACCGCATACGGCACGACCGAAAAGGCCGAAATCACGGGACTCAACAAAGCGGGCGCGACGGCGTGCGTGGATATGCGCAAATGGTCATGAGGGATTATTGCGCCTATTTGGCCGGCACGGTGCTTATGCTCCCGTGCCTTGCCGTGCTCTCGGGCGACATGCTCGTGGGCACACTGTCGCTGGGGTATGGCATACTGCTGTATTCTAGCCCTAAGTTCTCCGTGGGCGCAAGACGCTTTTGGAGGACGTGGCATAGAGTGAATTTTAGAATTATCAATACGCTTAGGTAGCATGAAGAATATTCAGCGTTTTACCCCGCTCGCCGCAATTGTGGTGTGCGGGGTTTTTGCCTTTATGGAGGGCGTGTCGGGATTCCATGCGGAGTCCCTCGCCCGTCAGAGCCGTGAATGTGTCGCCCAGCGCGATACGGCCACGGCAAAAAACGAGGCTTGTAAGGGCGTGCTCGACGAGTGCGCTGAGTGTGGAATCCTCGATGAAGCTGGTGTGGCACGTTATCACGAAATCGCACAGCACCCCTCAGTGGCCGCATACGTCGAGTTAATCGGCGAGTGCGAGGATGAGGATAATTTTGACGACACCGTCGGAAGCGGTGACGCATATTACACCTACCAGAGAATTGTGAAATAAATTAACAATCAACGAAATTTTGGGTGGTTTGTCCGCAAGGGTAGGCCACCCTTTTTGCGTTTAGAATGATTCAGATATGAAAGTGAATATCAATGTAGCAAGCGTGTTCGCTCAGATTGCGACCGCTGACGAGTTAAAAGCCGTGGCCAACGACATCGTGGCCCAAGTGAAGAACCAGTACACCGCCCGCCTCAGTGAGATTCTCGGGACAAATGTGGAACAGCCAGTAAGTGTGTCTGTGAATGCGAACGAAGTGCCAGCCACCGACAAGGCCGCCAAAGGCAATGGGCGTGCGAAATCTGGCAAGAAGACCGCTGCCAAGAGTACGGACACCAAGAGTGCGGACGCCAAGAAGGCCGAGGAGACACCCGCCGAGGAGACACCCGCCAAGAAGGCCCGCGAGGTGGTCGAGCAGGTGTCTATCGGCTCATTGACGAAAGCCCAAATCAAGAAGATGGGCATCCAGTTCGAGCAGTATTCCGAGAAGTGCATGTTCCTCACTGGTGACACCCGCTGTATCAAGGACGAGATTATGGCCAATGGCGGTGCTCATTGGAACTCCAGCAGAAAAGGCTGGTTCATCAAGAACGACAATGCCAAGGACCTCGCCAAGGCACTGAAAATAAAAGTTGGGTAAGCGTTAACTTTTGGGCAATTTGATGGCTATTAGTGAGTACATCAAATTGCCATTTAATCATTACAGACAATGGAAGAGAAAGTTTTGAAGCAAATGATTGCCGCTGTGGATGAGGTAGTCAAGTATAACAAGAGTGACTTTTACAAGTATGACTTGCACACATTGAACGACTACGACACCTCAGAGTTTGTGTGGGGTGTGTATGAGTATGGGACTGCACTCTTAGTGATTGATATTGATAAGGCGAAATATGCACTGGATAATGGAGAGGCGAGCCGTTTTACGTTCATGAACGACCCGAATTGCTTCTTCATCAGATTCTCATATAGCAGTTTTGAAAAGCTGTTCCATTATAAGGACGGCATTATGAATGAAATCACTATCGAAACTGTGCGCAATATTTATGAGTCATTCACGGCAGAGTTGCTCAAATATGTTTCAGACAAGTACGGAGGGTCTGAAGGTAAATATTGGGGCAAGAAAATCCCCATCCATTTCACCTCGCACGAGGCGTTCAAGTTTTTTCTTGAAATGGTACATGAGGAAGCTGGTGAGAATCTTCTTGAGTGTGCGAGAGTGTTCAGAGGATACCAAAGGATTGCCATCAACCATGCGATTTACATATCAATCGATTCCTTCTGTGATAAGGGGTTCTATTTCGAGGTTGAAGTCAATGGTTGCCAGAAATTAAATGGTGGAATTTTGTTCTATGACGGCAAGTGGCATAGACACACGTGATACAATGGCCGGTGAGTGTGTGGCGGGTTGGCTGCACGCTCACTGCTCTGAAACCGAATATTAACAACACAAGACGAAAGCAAATGAAAGCAGTATTAACTTTGAGCAATGGCCAGAAGGTCATAGCCGACGTGGTTCTCCCTCCGATTCGCAAGAGGTTTGAGACACAAAAAGAGCTTGAGAACCGTGTCATGGAAAGTATGAACAAGGCTCAGCCGAACATGGTCAACAAGATAGTGAATGTTCACCTCACCAGAAATTAGTCATGGAAGAAAAAGTGAGGCGCGCAATGGCCTTTATCAAGTTCATGGCGATCACTGAGCTTGATAATGATGAGCGTGTCGAGTTCTTTGAGCGCATTGAGTGTGAGATTGGTAAAATACTTGACAAATTAATTGATAAGTGATATGACTTTGGATTCGTTGTTACGCGATTTTTTGATAGAGAATAAAATCGCGACAAGTGCTGAAATTAAGGCAATAACCAGCATTTATGGCTGGGTGGAACAAGTGTATCTCGATATACTTTTAGTAAGGACGAATTGCATAACTGTGGAGGAGGCTGTCTTAAATGGCTATAAGGCAAGTGAAGAGTTGTGTCAACGTTATGGCATTGACAACAATGAGGTTTGTTCCGACGGTAATGAGACTTGTTTCAAAATACCAAAAACTGCCGAGGAGATTAGCGCATTCTATGATCGCATTCCAGACATGAGCGACGAAGAGTTGCTTTTTTATATGGCCAATAGCGATGATGCTTCGTTGCATATCCCGTTTCGCTGGCATGTTGACGATGAGTATGGCAGTCGTCATGTTGACGTGAGGGATCAAGCTTATAATGTTTATGGCGGAATCTTAAAATGGAGCAACCCAACATTGGAAGAAGCGAGGGAAAGGTTCGATAAGCTGCTGAATAATAATGACGAGTGGCGTTTTAGCGAACAGAGAGCGTTACTTACCGGCAAACTGGATGCGCTAATGGATTATATCGTCAGCAAAAGCAAGTGATGTGACAAAATCGGAATTGACATAAGTTAAATTAAATTTTTCAAAGACAATGAACGGAAATATTAAAATGAAGCGCACGGTGATTTTTCGTGACGCTAACAAGAACAGGTGTGAGATTGAGATAGAGTTGCGCAACGGTGGAAGTGAGAGGCGCAATGCTGAAACGCTGGAGATGATCCAGTGCGAGTATGTGGTGTCAGTTTGTGGCAATTGTGCAAATAATTTCGGCCAGTGTTATGACTCCATCAAACCTCGCACGGATGGCCAGAAACGCTTGTTGGATTTCTGGCACAAGTATCATCTGAGCAACGTTTCAAGTGGAACGACTCGTCAAACTGATTATCTTAAAAGTGAGCAGTATAAGGGGGACTATGCTGGGTTTGTTGAGGCCTTTTCAGAGTGCGGAGATGTGAGTCTTGAGGGTGACATTGCCCTTCTGAATGTTAAAATGGCCGAATTGTATAATCTGAACCCTGTGCAACTATCCGATGCAACAAAGGTGGCTGATGAAAAAATGAGCGGCAATCAATTTCGGTATATAATAGAAAAGGATTGTTTATGGGGTCGTGGCCATAGCGCAGATGATTATTATATTCGGTTGTTCTTCTTGGCAATGCACGGCCTTCGAGTTGACCGCGGCTATGAGTACGGCACTGGGTTTCTTTGCTTGCCGTTGCCAGGCAATATTGAAGAAATCATCAATGATATATGCTCGCAAATTGAGCGTGAAGAAGCTGAACTGACAGAATCGCTCAACCCAGTGTTCTTCATGGATGATCGCTTTGAGGCGACATGTGATCGTGTCGAAGAGGTGATGGAACTTAGAAATTGCGATGAGGTCGAGGCGAAGCGTTTCATTGCCCTGGGAATGCACATCGGTTGCTCTTTCGGTGACTTGAATGATACTTTTGGTGAGTGTAGTAGAAGTGGCTGCGCATATTCCGCAAATGGTGGCGAGTATTATATCGGAACTGAAGATGAACTTGAGAAGGTTGCCAGTGATTATGTTCACGAAAGTGATGATTATGAATACTTATGGCATGAATCCGTACATTCTGGCAACACGACCCTCGGCCTTGAAGAGTGGCTTGATGCAGTCGTTGATGATGGTTTTGCCGTCATCTTAAACCACTATGATGGTACTTCAGAGTCTTATCGGGTGGACGGAGAATGGATTGAGGTGTGTCGGCGTTATTAAATCACAAGGCTTTAAATAATATGGATTACAAAATCACAAAAGTGGTAAAGTATGGCAAAGGCCTCTATCAGTCTGAAAAGATTGGCAGCCAGTGGTACAACGTGGTTTACGCAAGGCTTTACCCAAACGATGGCGATAAGAGCTCTTTCTACAAGGTTCACTTCATTCACATGTTTGACGGTGAAGATTTGTGGGAGTACTTTAACGGCTGTGTGGAAGACGGCGAGCAGAAGAAGGAGTGTTTTTCGAAAGCGGACGTCAAAGAGTGCAGGGATGAGTTGATTTATGGCGCAGCAGAAAGTCTTTTTTATGGCAACGACATCAACTCAATAGTAAAAGAATGCAATGACACAATCCAAAGGTACGCTTAATAGTTGACAGGCATTGCACCGCAAAAAGACAGCATATTTAGATTCACAAAATAATTAAAGAAAATTATGGAAAAGAAGAAATTCGAAGAGATTATCAAGGCTCATTTGGATGAGGTGGCCAAGAAGGATGAATTGTTTGCCAAGTCGTACAAAAAGAAGGGTAAAAGCATCGAGAAGTGTTGCCAGTATATCATCGGTGAAGTGAAGAAGTTCGCAAAGGACAACGTCGCAGCATGCACTGATGAGGAGGTTTATGGCCTTGCCATACACTACTACGATGAAGATGACGTGGAACCATCAGAAACGCCAGTGAATGTTACGGTAGTGGCCACAGCAGCTGATAAGTCTGAAAAAAAGCCTAAGCGGGCAACGAAACGGACGAAGAAGCAGCCTGCCGAGGAAGAGGCCGATGGAACGCCCGAGAATTATGAACTTGATATTCCAATCTTTTAGTTAGAATGACAGATGAGACCAAGAACCAAAGAACAAGAGCTGATTGTCAAGCTGACTAACCAGCAACGTCTCACAGATAAGCAACGACAATATGCCATTAGGCATTGTTTTAATGACCATATCCTTGAGAGCAGAAAGCATTGCTTTTGCACTAATTGCAAGCATGAGTGGAAGACTGATGATACGTTTCTCGCTTATGATGTGTGCCCCCATTGTGGCAACAGGTTATCGGTAATCCACGGAAAGAGGAGACACGGTGAAAAGGAATACTTCTCAGTTTTGACCACCAAGAACAACATGCAGGTTATTGTGTGGTATTTGGTAATGAGAGCGGTGTCAAAGAACTATGATAATTACTCTTTTATTCATGTCGGAACTGAGTGGATAGGGCAAGATGGAATGTCGTTCTCAGTCGAACTTCCACGATTCACGGCAACATACATCAAAGATAGTTGGAGTTATGGTCCAATGGAACTTAGAAAGAAGAGTGTATTTGCGAGATACTTGATGCCAAGTGCGGTTTATAGTGCCAGGGTGTTGCCAATTCTGAAAAGAAATGGGTGGAAGAAGTTGGACTTATTCCGTGGATATGAGTCGTTTATTGCTTGCAGTCTGCTTAAAAGCAGAGAGTTTGAGTCGTGGTTCAAAGTTGGTCATTATGGAGTTTGCAAGAGCTACATATTGAATGAACGGAATAACTTGATGAACAATACCAATTACAGTATGATGACTGAGGAAAAGGGTGTCTTGGTCAAGCTCGCAAACCGCAAACACATTGTGTTCAACACGCTTGAGAAGTGGATTGACTACAATGATTACTTGAAGGATTTGCGGTACATGGGCTATGATATTCACAACCCATCCATACTGCTCCCAGACAACTTCGAGGAGGCTCACAGGACACTTTCTGAAAGAGCAACGAGGAGACGTGACGACATTCGTAGGCTTGAAGATCAAAGACGTAGGATTGATTTGATGGAAAAGGCTGACATAAGGGCAAGGGAGTGGCTGAAAAAGTATTCTGTATGTTTCGGTGACTTGAAGATTGTTGCTGGAGAGTTCACCTTGAAGCCACTTGTCTCAAAGTATGACTTTAGCCAAGAGGCGAAGTGCATGCACCACTGCATAGCATCATATTACGGCAAAGCTGACACACTCCTTCTCAGTGTTGAGCACAGTGGTGAGAAATGCGAGACTGTTGAGGTGCTTCTTCCTGGTACCGGTGCGATAATTCAAAGTAGAGGAAAATACAATCAGAGCACGGAATTTCATGACCAAATAATCAAGATAGTCAATGATAACATGGGTGAGTTTACGAAGCGATTTAAAAAGAGTCGCGAAATCGTAACAACCACACTTCCAGTGCCAATCAACCATTATCAAAATTTTAAAATAGCAATATAATATGAGCAATGAAACTAACGACAAGGTTTGGCTTAAGTACATGCCAAGCTACGTCGATCTCCATTATGTGGATTATTCTGACAGTTTGAATGAACACCTTGAACTTCTTCAAAAATGTGTTGAGAAAAACAGTATCGACTCACTTTACGATGAGGTTTTTGATTGGTGGGAGTATGCAGAGGAGCCGTATCTTAAAGAGATAGAGAGAAAGATGGAAAAAGACGACCTCCTTTATGAGTTTGTTGCTAACATAAATGACATCGAAGACTGGCTTCGTGAGCACGATAAATCAGACCCTGTGAATGGCCTTCTTCGAAATACATCTGACCAAACGATGTTTTATTCTCTTGGCGTTGAGGTCGATGGCGCATGGACTCATTGCTTTATGTATGATCATTATGATGACGAGGCTAATGAGCAATCAGCGAAAATTATCAGAAACAAGCTCGGTATTGCTGATGGGACTGATGATGCAAAGCTGATTATGAAGTTGTGCGAGGAGGCCAGCTATGGTGGTGAGCTTCGAATATACTTTAAGTCTGATGTACAGTCGCTTATCACAGAGCATGGCCCGGAAAATGATTGGAATATAATTCATTTTAAGGGTAAGGTTTGTGTGGCTGTGTGGGACAACTGCAATGGTGCTGGCTACCATGTTTTTGTTAATATTGACAAGAAGTTCAAGTTTGTCCGTGAAAACCTCCAAATTTCAGCGTGTGCTGAGAAGTATGATTATGAAAGTTCTTGCGGAATGTGTGGATACTGGCTTGACGATTGTGATAAGCCAACATTCAGCTTTGATAAGCGTGGAGCTGATAAAGTTAAAATAAGTGAAAGTCTTTCAAAAGAACGGGTGTTCAAAAAGGTGTATAGCGAAGGTGGTTGCAGTTTCGATGATAATGTCATGGATAGGCATCATGGCGTGTATTACAGGAATGAGCTGCCATGTGGCTGGGTATGCCCCCATTGTGGTAGAGTATGGCTTGATTAGTTGTTAAACATTAAACGATAAGACAATGAAAATTTTTAAAGAAATCCAGTTGAAGGACTTTGAGTTCTGGTCTGGTGCAGTGGACAGAGCAAATCAACTCACTGACGAGCAATTTGCTATGGTTGAACAGGTGCTTGAAGAAGAGCACCCAGATGGCATGGAAGACATGGAGATTAATGACCTGTTTTGGTTTGGCTTTGAGTGGGTAGCCAATGTCGCTGGGCTGTATCCAAAGTATTTCAAAATCACATCAAAGTGTGGCTATTCAAAATATGTGACCGCTCATAGCATGGATGATGTTGATGCGTTGGAGAGTAGTGGAGTCGAGTTCGATGAAGTCTCCACGGTGACTTGTCTGGATGATGATGTTGAAGACATCAACCTTGACGATTTTAACAACACTCATTATTATGAGGTCTTCAGTAGGCATCTTGGCGAAAGAATGGTTGTTCGTTGCGAAGGCGATGAGGCAGCCAAAAAATTCAAGGACCAATTCAGCATGTGCAAAATGAACGAGATTGAGTCCGTCCCTGAAGATGGATTTGATGACGAAGAGGACTCAGAGGACTGGGATATGTTTGAGGACATAAGAGAATTTGCTTACGACATCATAAATGCTGAAACTTATGAGTTTTGGATTCCGACTTATGCGGTGAATGAGGTTTGTCGGCTTATTCTCGATCCCAATGACTCCCTTGATTATTATGAGGTTCCTGAATCTTTTGCACTCAATGTCCGTAACAATGGCATTGAGTTGAATGATGAAGACTTGAAGAACATCAAAGAATTTGTCTCTATGCTCAACAAGCTGATGCCAAACGGCTTCACGATTGACTGGGATGTTGAGAGTGTTGGCTCACCGGAGTTTAGAACTGACCCAGAGTTCGGTCTTGCTATGGATTGTGTTAAAATGTACGCATATAAGAAGGCTGCTGATAAGTAAAGTAAGAAAGATATGAAACACACGGATTTTTACGATTTGATTCAGAAGATTAAGTCACACATAAAGTATGAGATCAAAACGGCCCTTGAGGCTCACGGTGGCTCGTACAAGTGGGATGGCGATAATGCACTGTATGTTTCTGCCTATCCAAGGTACGCAACCTCTCAGATAGACATAAAGGTCACTGAAATAGCTATCGTTAATGGTTATGTCATGGTTGTCGGCGAGGATAATGATTTCGGCGATGTGTATGAATTTAGTCTAAATGATGTGTCTGTCAGTAGCCTTAACAACATACTGGACTACATTCCAGAAACGGATGGGGTGACTGATGTGTCAGAACCGTTTGAGGTATAGTAACGTGTTGATTATTAGTTGAATATATAGCGGTTAATGTCTGAGAAATGCAGTCGAAATGGCTGCATTTTTTAGTATTCATTGGTTATTTGTAAAAATGCAGTAGTGGTTATGAAATTCGGCTCAAAATTTTTTGAGTTTTCATTAACCTTTCCGCAAAAACGGAACTATTACTTAAAAATGAATTGATTATGGCATCGAAACAAAAATCGAAGCCCAAGTGTGTTAAGAAGGGCAGGAAAATGAGCAAATATAGGCGTCTAAGTATATTCGTTGGCTATGACGTGACAGGGGCTAAGCCAATTGAGACTTATGCTGGACGTTGTAAGCCAGCGGAAGGAGCCATTCTGAAAGAGGATTATGAGTGGCACGTCAAGAAGGGTGATTTACTGCCGTGGTTGAAAGAAACGAGAAAGCAGAACTATGAATTGGCTGCACAGAACCACCTTGATAATGAGAGATGGAAGCGTGTTAGCATGGCCATGAAACGACTTGAAAGACTTGTCGGAATGAGTGGCTTTTACATGGTTGACATCAGACTTTACCCAATTAATGCAAAACGCTTCACATCGTTTGACTATGACGGAACTGTCATAGACTTTGAGAATGGCTTTGGCTATTTGCAACGCTCGTTGACTTTGAGTGAGTATAACGAGTACGTCAATACAAAAGACAAAGCGAAGTGGGTTCATGAGAAGCGTCTTTGGATGCTTGAACAACTCAAAGAGGATGATCGCAAGTACCGAGAGTTCATGGAGGAATATAAAAAAGAATGGGAGCAATAATATGGACGATAAAATATTGATGATGTTCTTTCAGGCGGACCGCTGGCTTGACGCGCTAAACAAAGGGTCACTGAAAGGAATAAGTTGTGACGTTCTCAGCAAGTTCATGTCACCAGCTGGCAGGAGGGGGCTCTTAACTTCCATCGTGGAAGGAGAGTACCACATCAAGAGGCCACATACAGCAAAAATCCCAAAGGACACGCCAGGTGAATATAGAACTGTGTTTGTGAATGAGGATGAGGACCGTGTCTTTCTCTCAATAGCAAATGACCTGTTGTTCGAGATTGCTGGTGACATGGTACACAAGAGTTGCAAAAGCTACCAAAAAGGAGTTGGTTGTGCCAAGATTGTAACTGAAATGTCCAAGCGCATAGAAAAGCAAAGTGGTGTTGAGCATAAGGTGATTGGCTGGAAGTCGGACTTTAGTAAATACTTTGATACCGTGCCTATCCAGTATATTGATGTGGCATTTGACGAAGTGGAGCGTCGGTATGGCAAGTCACTCATCATAAATGTCATTCGTGAGTACTATCACAACGATGACTACTATGACAGTGAGTTGAAATGTGAGGCATCAAAATATCAAAGTTTGAAGCAGGGTTGTGCCGTTGCCTCATGGCTTGCGGATGTTGTTCTGTATGACCTTGACAAGAGACTGCATGACCTTGGGGACAGTTATGTCAGATACTCAGATGACACTTTGTATGTTGGCAAGCACTACAAAGAGGCCATGCAAATAATGGTTGATGAGCTGGAGAAGATGCAAATGAAGCTTAATCCCAAGAAAGTTGAATATATCACCAATGACAGGTGGTTCAAGTTTCTCGGGTTCGCCATTCGTGGTTCATCCATCAGTCTTAGTAGGAACAGGATTAAGACTTTTGTCTCTGAGGTCACTGAGAGGACTACCAAGCAGATTAGGAATGGGGTCAAGTTCAACAAGTCGCTCCATTCAGTTCAAAGATGGTTGTACTACGGTGACGGTGATCATTCTTGGGCAACTGGAGTGTTGAAGACCATTAACGTGAAAGAGGATGTTGACATGCTCAATGGGTTTGTTATGGATTGCCTTCGTGCAGTAATGGTCGGAAAATCCGTGAACATGGAAGACCTTGGAGGACTTGGCTGGTCACGTGACAAGAAAGATGGTTGTATATCCCGTGGAAAAGGGAGGAAGGTAAGGTCACTCAGAATTAAGACTGGAGACCATATTGAAGGATATTATTCACTGTGGTGCATGAGAAACAATCTCTTGTACGGAAGGGACTTGTACAACACCATAGTGAGGTGTATGTAGTAAATGATAAAGCAATGCGTAGCATAACGTGATCAAGACTGATATAGTTTACGGGTTCGCGCCACCTCAATCGAGTGGGACTCTTTGGACCCAGGTTATCACCTGGGACCAAGGGCCCATTCGATACCTACCGGCGGTGCCGCGTACTCTCGATGAAAACATTAAAGTGACGCACAAATCAGTGAGACCACATAATTTTTGCAACAATGTTATACGATGAGATTATCAATCGTGTTGAGCACGGTGCTAAATGCCGTGTTGACTTTAAGGAACGGTTAGTCTTCCTTAACGGAAAGAAAGTCGAGACAGACGGCAAGGACTTTGGAATGAAGCAATTTCAAGACTTGGATGAATGGCTTGACGAAGTGGAGAATCTGTATGACGACTACAAATACAGTAAGCCAACGAGACGTTCGATGGCTGCTGAGGATAGATCGTTATTCAAAGCCTTGACTGCTTCCCAGCTTGTTGAAGAGCTTGGTCATGACGCACTTGGCAACCCAATGCTAAGGAGTGTGGCACAGGCAAGGCTGGAGGTGTTTATTCTCTTGTCCCTGTTGAATGGGACGCTCAATCTTGATGAGTTATTTGCCAAGGACTGGTTCTTCCAAGGCAGTGACAAGAGCTTTGTCATTTTGAAAGATTGGTTTTAACTCAATAAAAATTAAAGAAATGAAGACTAAGAAAAATGATCGTGCGCTTTACATCAATTGCCCATTGAGTGGTTGTAGCATCCCGCTTAATGAAGCTGCTAAGCGTGAATCTTCTGATGCTGGTAAGCAAAACAATGGTGGTGTTGGAATGACGACATCAACCCCGTGTACTGATAAAATTAGCCAAATTATCAACGAGATAGATAACAGTGGCTATCTTGACGTGAATGGCATCGTTCGCCGATGGATTCCTTCTCAGTGCCTGTCTATGGTGTATAGTAATGTGGGTTTTCATACCGTACTGAAAAATAGAGGTGTCAACTACGCATGGGAGGTTGTACTGAATGAGCTGGAGAAGCAGGCTGAGTTGTATCATTGTCGAGACATCAACAGTTTCAACGACAGAAACAGGTGGTATTCGAAAGAAATTGTGTATGCTATGGCCGAAAGGTATGTTGAGTTACTGACATGCAACGACCGCATGTCTATTTATCTCAAACCGCTGAAAAGTGCCCTTAAAGGAATCAAGGGGTCGCTCACGCCGCTCAAGTTGTATAAGACTGCACAGTCGTTCAATGCTTATAGAAAGCGAATACCGTTCAGTCAAAAGGGCATTTGTAATGAATTTGCAAACGCTTACAAGGCAGCTGGAGCGTATTACACCATGAAGGACTTGATTATGTTCGAGGGGTGTAGCTTTGACACGGTTGACAAGAGCAAGGAACCACACGTCATCATGCAGGAGTCGCTTGACATCCTGGAGCAAAAGGCTGACGAGATAGTTAAGGATGGTGTCTGTGACAACGGATATAAGATGTTGGCCATTTTGAAAAAGTTCCTCAAAGACAACGAGTTTGATTTTGACAAGACTAAAGAAAAGTGGGCAACAGAAAGCAATGCCCGCAGGGCACTTAGGGCGTTAATCCGCACCAACCGCCGTAGTCGTAAGTAATATTGATTGCTTTGACGGGCATAATGTTGATAGCAGTGTGGTTATTTAGCTTTACAGTGGCTGAAGTCCTCCTTCCAGATGATCAACTGGAAGGGCGACTCAGCCACACTGTAGCTCGCATGAAAAAATTATAGAAACGTCACATTCACTGAAGTCACATCTTAATAAATTGGGCAAACACAACATGAGATGGTGCCTACATATTCAGTTCACTGATCATTCCTGACTCTAATGATTCAGGAATGATCACTTCACATGAAAAAATTAAAGAAAGCCCCATTGGTACATCTTGTGATAATTTAATTATAAAACATAAAACAAATATGGCTTTACGTTATAGAAACGAAGACAAAATTGGTAAAATGACCATCAATGACAAAGGTAAAGAGCATGATATTGACATCTTTACTGGAAACGCACTGGCAATCCTCGTTGGCAACTACAAAGATGAGCAGGGAAATGTGCGTGAGTACCTTCATAGTTGTATTTGTGACGAGGAGGACTGTGAGTTTATAATGAAGCGCAGGGGCAAGCTGTTCAGTGATGATGTCGTCAGTATTGAGCTTTATTCTCGGTTCAACAATGCGGTCAGACTTCTTCCATACCTTGTCAAAAGTAGGTACAATGTGAATGTGTATGGTGATTAAAGACAAGGCGGCATGAATAACTTAGGATTCAAACATTTGAAGATCAACGATGAGTATGGCAGCCGATACGAAATTATCGTTCCGGAAAGGTTGGGCGACAAGGAAGTGGTTGGTGCTTGCTATTTGACAGAGCGTCTTATCATCAAGCATGGCGGTTCATTTACAGAGCTTGCCTACCAAGCATACCTTGACCTTTCCAGCTGGTTCACAGTGTCCCATCCAGAGAGGGCAACATCATCAGTGAAGGACTTTTCCAATCGAATGAAAATGGCCTTCAAGCGAGCTACGAAGTACCAGCAACGCCTCTCCAACAAGGAATATATGGAAGTGTACTTTGGCAACTTTGTCAGAAGGAATACTGAGAACATATTGCTTCTCCGTTCATCCATTTATAGTGTGATGAAGCGTCACATGAGCGCAAATGATGCACTTGATGCCTCGTTTGTTGGCACCGTCTATATCTTGTCTTGTTATCAATGCACCGCCGTTGAAGGAATCAAGAAAAGGACTTTTGAAGTATATGGTATCAATTGGTTCAATGCCTTTGACGGATACTTCATAGACAACATCGCCAGCTTTGCTGATAGATTGCTTCGTGAGAACTGGAAGTTTGACATCGTGGCTAATAAGAGCGAAATGGACGCTGCCACACGGTATGTCTTTGATAAAATAGACAAGACCTCTTTCAGTGTGGAGGAAGACAAGAAAGCGATTGATGAGGCGATGCGAGAGGTTGTTCACAACAGCCAGCAATCATAAACATGGCAGACATCATTGTGTTGATATTGACAGTGTTATTAATATGTTGTGATGTGGTAATGTATCACCATATACAAAGAACTAAAATAAAACTATAGAAAAATGAAGAAGACAGAAACGATTTTGTTTACACGGAAGGACTGTATCACAGATGAAATCTCAGCGTGGTATTGCATCAAAATGGCATGGCTCTATTTTGTCATGTTCATCAAGAAGGTTTACGAATACATAGATCGTGCGGTCCATAGGGATCCGTGGCTCACACTGTTCTTTATTATCCTCATTGAGTCCTCTACCTGTTGTGTACTCATCATGTCAGCCCGTGCGGAGCGCGACAATTCAAACGCCATGCAATACAAGCTGGAGCGGGAGGTTAATTTACTGAAGTGTCAACTTGAAGCGTTGAAATGAGAAGAAGGAACAGGACGGCTGATATAGAAAGTTTCAAGGCTGGATGGCAGGGTGAGCATGGTGAGGGCAAAGAAGTCCTGCGCCTGCTCGGTCTGCCGACTGATACGGTTCCGTTCAATGTGAGACAGTTCCTTAAAAGACGCCGACTGTCATTTGTTATGCCAAATGGTGGCCGGGTTACTGTCACCCTCAAAAAAAATGAGGAGAGGTTTGACCTCCTGTGCCTCTTTTGTGGGCAGAAAAGGGTTATCAAACTCTATAGGGAATGGACCTCTGAGAACCAGGAAACCATCAAGAACTTTGAGGCATACGCAATCGGTGAGTGTACAAGAAAAATTATCACTGGTGATAGAATTATTTGATCAAGTCCAATAATGTTTAATTTCAACAATAAAGTATGGATAAGTTTTTATGTGCGGTTGCATACATTATCGTGTTTGCGGCTTTGATTTCTGTGGCAATCCCAGTTATCGGTGCGATATTCGGGATATTGCTTGTGTTCGTTGGAAGTTGCTATGACGACTTCACAGGATCGCATGATTTCTTCATGTGGTGGTTCAGTTAGGGTAAATTTTCTGAGCCAAATACGTAAAATTAAAATTAAATATGTAACTTTGCAAATGTATTAGAAATGAACAAGTCTAAAAGGAAAAAGTTGAGGTCGGTTATCATGGCTATTGAAAAGCTCGGTAGCATAAAGAACATCGACGAAGCTATGAAAGTCCTCGCAGAGGCAAACGACAAGGTCAATGACGTGGAGGAAGAGGAGTCATTCTCCTATGACAACCTTCCAGACAACCTCACCCATTCGCAGCTGGCAGATGACATGAGCGACAATCTGCTTATGCTGACTGAGGTGCAGTCGGACTTGGAAACTGTGATATGCTACTACAATGAGCGAGGTCTCGAAGCACACAAGGATTTGACTGATGAGGTCTCCGCAATTATTAACAACTGTTCATGGATAATTGAACGATGAATAAGGAACAACTTGCAGAGGAGCTTGCACGCATGAAGGGCGGTCGTAAAATCGACACGCTATCCAGCTATGCCGTTAGGTCAATTGAGACTGGCGGGTCGTCTTATCCTGTTTCCAACCTGCTGAAATATTGTGAGGCACTGTCCGTTCAGATGGTCATGTCGGACATGGTTGTGGATGAGCACTACCCAGTTGACACTATGCAGGAGGTGCATGAGGTGCTGCAAATGCTTATGGAAAGATGGGACACCGATTGTGCCGGAATCTTTAGAAAAGCAGGGGTGCATTACACACCGCCGAAGGGAAATACTGGTTCGCTAAGCATTGTTACGCTGCTCGCCATGTGTTCTGTTCTTCATTGTAAGTTGGACTTTATAAAATAAATTGATGAAAGCAGTGTCATAATATCATTATTTGTTATGGCAGCAAAAAACAAAGTTTTAGAAGAAGCTCTTAACGCTTACGCTAATTTCACGTCATTGTGCAAAGAATTTTTTGTCAAGGGCGTTGACAGCGTAACTAAGTTGAACAAGGACAGTGCTTTCTACAAGACGGCACAGGAAATCGCCAACGACTTCGAGTTGGACTGGGACAACTTGTCTCCGGAAGACAACAATGAACTGATGATTGCGCTCCTTGAGGAGTACTATCAGAAGGTCAATGTCGATGGCAATTTCAGTTACACCATCAGCATCAAGGTTACTGAAAAGAATCCTGACAAAACTGCTGGATGATGGATACGAGTTCTGTTCAGTATACATTGCGTACAAAAGACCTTCAGAAGGCAAGTTCATTGCTGGAGTTGCCATTGGAACAGCTCCAGCACTTCAACAATCTCAAGCTATTGAATGTGGTCTATATCAGAAGTCTGCTTATGAGAGCGGACTTTGAAAGACTCACCAATGGTTTGCACTACCTGTCGAAAGGAGACAAGAAGTACAATTTCCCAGAGGTTGTGAAGGCACTTGCCCGTGAGTATGGTGTCAGCACCAAATCGGTTGCTCACACACTCAGCAAAAAGGATGAGTCGATTTATTTTTGTGCAAAATGTGGCATTAGGATTACGGCCAGCGGTATGAGAGACAGAGGCGGGCTTTGTCCGAACTGTTATTCTGACACGCTGGAGTTTTAATTCTGTTAAGAAGTTTTTATAGTTTTTTACTAACTATCTTTGTGCTCCCACGCTATTAGTTGATGATAGCGTGGGAGTTTTGTTTCCACGACAGTAGTGGTAAATAACAAAGATATGGCACATTGTCAGAAAATAAAAACAAATATCAAATTCAAACAGAATGAGAAAGGAGCATTCTACGGGTTTGTCACCAAAAACGATAAAGGGTCATGGCGCGGTTGTCATGAAAATAGTAGCGCAAAAAAGAAAATTGTCTTCATAAACAAATATGAGGACAAGGGGATTATTCCCAATGCGCTTTACCAGGTTTTTCTTATACCGATGAATAGCGGCACTGGGTTCATAGCACTTGAGCCAAAATTACTACAGTTCACTGCAAAGATTGAAACCGAAGTCGATAAGAATATCTACAGGGTGACTGTGAAGTTCGGGCACAAGGAAATCATCTATGACCCATCGAGCAAAGACAAGAGGGTGAACGACATACAGCACATCGTCAATTTGCTCAGAAGTAGGCATGACTTGGAATACAAGGAAGCCGTTGCTGATGAGTTTGTTGACTGCGCTTGTCTCTTGCTCAGCATATACAAAAAAGAAAATCACATTCAATAACCATTTATTTATTTAAATTATGCAGAAGAAAGAATTAGTAGTGAGTATTGCCAAGAAGGCACATCTCAAACAGAAAGATGTAGCAGCCATGCTTGATGGCTTTGTATCAACGATCGAGGACGCTTTCAACGCTGGTGAGCGCGTCGAGATCCGCGGCTTTGGAACGTTCAAGAAGAAGCATCGCAATGCCCGCCAAGGTCGTATCGTGAATACTGGCGAGGTGATCCAGGTTCCAGAGAAGGACGTACTGACGTTTAAGCAGTCATCTTTGTTCAACTCTGAAAAGAAGGATGATTGATCTTTCAAACGGTATCGCAGTTGACGCTGCCCACTCCATGAAACGCAAAAAGACAGAGTTTCGTGGGGTGGACTTGTCAACTGGTGAGGTGATATTTTACAAGGACATTGGAAACAAGACTATCAACATAGGCGAGTTTCTTGCGATTGTCCAAGCGTGTAAATACATCATCGAAAACGACTATGAGCCCAAGAGAATCTTCTCAGATAGCCAAGTGGCAATTAGTTGGTTCAAGAACAAGGAAGCGCACTCAAAAAAGAGAGAGCGTGAACTTGAAAAAGCTCTTATCTACCTCAGAGCTGCTTACACATGGGTTGACCAAATAGAAGTGGTTCACTGGGACAATAAGAGTTGGGGCGAGATTCCAGCTGATTTTGGAAACAAAAAGACAGTGTCAAAAGATAATCCTATGGACATTAAAAAGCAATTGATAAAAAGTGCCCGCTGGAATGAGTTGTTCATTACGGAAATGGGTTGGAACAACCCGAAGGGCCAGCGTTTTTTGCCGCCTATATGTATTGATGGTACTAACTACAGTTTTGAGGCGATAGCGCAGCGTAATGGGTTCCATGTCTTTGAATGCAAGGTTACATCCATTCCAAATATATCCGAGCGTCATAGAATCAGCCTCAAACTCCAGCAGCAAGCGAATGACCACATTGTCATATACACTTTGCCACAAAGTGATCATCATTTGTGGGTGTGTTCTGTTATGGGCGATAAGCGTGAGACAAAGGCCATTGAGTACCTCTCAATAGACCAGTCTGACTGGGTTCTTTCGAGGCTGGACGCTATAACTTTTGGCGTTAATGAGCTCACCACCATTATCGATGTTCGTCAGCGTGTAATCAAGGCTTTTACAATCAATGTGAATTCATACAAAATGAACTCTGAGCTTCAAGACACAATGTCTGTTGAGTTCTCACCGATTGCAAATGGCATACTTGAAGCGATGAAACATGGCGATGACGAGGGCGTGAAGGCTGGGTATGTGGAGATTGATGAAAAGATTCGCACGTCCCCGGATATTCTTCTCAATCATATTGTTAAATCACAAAAACCACACATTAAGGAGCTACAAAAACAAGATCGAAACTCCGAGGCTGACATAACGGCAAGCGTCGTGAAGAGGTGTGAGGCTGAATTGAAAAGAAGGAGCTCGCAACTTAAAAAGAGTATTAGCGACACCAAGGCAAGCGGTAATTCGTTCTTGTTCTTCTTTTTGGATTAAAGTCATATAACTTCAAAACATAAAGATAATGACAGAAGATAAAATAAACAAGATTGTGGATTTGGCCAGACAAAAGGAGGGCCTCAAACAAATCCAAGATGCCATTAATGACAAGCAGTATCATGCTTGGTCTTTGAACGCTCTTGATTGGCATAATGATCAACGCGGTTTTTTATACCACGTATTTTGCAAGATGAGCTTAAAAATCTTATAAACAAGAGTATTGAAACCATCAACAAAGAACTGGTAGAGTTATAGTTTTCCGTCCTCAGTTGTGTAAAATATAAATATGAAATATATGGAGACATTGAATATTGAAAAAGAGAATGTCATCAATGCCTACAATGTGGCAAACGATGAACAGAAACAGATGCTTGAAAGCTTATTTGGGCATGATGTGTTTCGCCCAAAAACCATAATGGATAGAATCCAGCTGGTCTCAGATGCCGCCAGGGAGCTCGGGCAAGATCATCCATTGGTAAAAGAACACTATGCACTGTGCAGTGTCGAGGTCTCGTCAAACCTAATTAATTACTCAAAACTGTGCATGATAACTGCTGCGCTTAATGAAGGGTGGGAACCTAAATTTACGTTCGGTGAGTATCGATACTTTCCCGTTTTTCGCCTTATATCAGAAAAAGAATACAATAAAAAGTCAAAAAGGGGAATGAAGAAGTATCGTGTATTCTATCTGTTGAAGAATAGCACGTATGAGTACTGTGGTGTGTCATCTGCTCCTTCAAGTTATGATTCTTCTGGAGTTTATGCTGGTGTCGGAACCCGTCTCGCATTCAAAACAAAAGAACTCGCTGAGTATGCGGGAAAACAATTCATCAATTTGTACGCTGAGTACTTACTAAAATCACAATAATAACAATGGAAAAATCAAAGATTTGGCACGACATGGAAGAAGAGCCCGCAGTGAAGTATGTTAAAATCTACGTGCTCGATGAAGACAACGACATTAGATTTGTCACTTATGACGAAAGCTATATGTCTTGGGACGAGTTATGTAATTATTTAAGCTACGATGCAGATATAGTTGCGTGGGCTTATGTGGCCGACATTGTAAATCTATAATAACGACGGGCGGCGGGTATTGCACCCGATGCCATAAATAGTAAAGACATGGATATTTTGAACATTGACAATAATGTGGAAACATTAAGCCAAAAGACCGTCATGGATAGGGTTAAGACATTTGAGGACGCTTGTCGTGAGTTAGGAAAAGACCATCCATTTGTTCTCGCTTATCAGAACACTAATCTGCGTGAACCCGAGGTTGCAGATGATAACATAGAAGTCATCGCATACTTGAAGCTCCGCATCATAGCCGCAGCACTGAATGATGGGTGGACTCCAAATTTCGCAAAACGAGACCATCTATATTTCCCGTATTTTTATCTTTATTCAAGCGAAGAGATTAGCAGAATGTCGGAAGAAGAAAAATACAGAGTGGCTTGTTTTTATGGCAATAACGCATATGCGTATAGCGGTGTGTCGTATGCGAATGCGTATTACGGTTTCACGTCTGTAAATGGGCCATTCGGGCCTCGTCTTGTCTTCAAGACAAGAGAACTTGCAGAATATGCTGGAAAGCAGTTTAGTAAACTGTATGCGGATTATTTATTATATTACTAATAATGCATGAAGGAGTACGAATTAGACAGGGCTTGCGAGCGCAACCCGCTTTGTGACTGCGATTGCATGAGGTGCGCTTTGTTTGCACGTTGGAAAAGAAGTGAAATGAATAAATAAAAACAGTTATGAAAAAGTACATTATCAAAAACGCGGATGGAAGCGAGCAAAGCGAAATGCAAG